CTAAAAAAATGCGGCCCGGCTCCTGCTGTCCTGCGCAAAATGTCCCGCACAAAATCCCAAGATTTCATAGGCGTATGAAATTTTTCCTGTTGCCATATCCAGCGTGTTTCTCAGCTCCGGGTCTGAAATCTGCTGTAAGGCTTCCTTGAACGCCTTTTCCGCTTCCTCCACCTCCGGGACGTTGAAACGGTTCTTGCAATACTCCCCAAACTGCGAGGTAGCAAGCGCACGGAGCTGTGTAGTTTCTCTCTCCCACTTCTCCTCTGCCGTAAGGCGATTGGAACGCTTTGCGGTGTTATTAAATCTACGAGCCATAGTGTAACCTCCTTTCCGATTTATCGCATAAATATTATCTACTTTACTTTCCTTTACTTTACTATACTTTACTTTGTGGTGTTTTCGCTCTCGAATGTGCGATTATGTAACTATTGCACTTCCGAAATGCCGGAATAGTTCTGTTTTCTCCCCGGAAACTATCTGATATATGTGTTTCTTCCCTCTGTTACTCGTTAATTTAATTAACCGTTAAATGATTTATTTTTGGAAAATCCATGCCCGTTACAAGTGTTTCCGAAAATATTCTGAACCATTCCGGCGGTATTCGGTCTTTTTCGTGCCGGAAATAATCTGTGGCTTTCCGCCTGCCTTTTTCACTCTGCCTTATCCTCCCAGCGGGGTACTCCTGCCGTATCAAGGAACGCTTTCAGTGCCTCTCTGATAACTGCGGCTTTCTCATGGTTCTTACCGCAGTACATGAGCAATCTGTCGTAAGTCTCGTCGTCAAGACGGACTTTGACATCATGCGATAATACGGTCTTTCCCTTGAGAGGTCGCCCGATTTTTGCCAATCTTCTCTCCTCCTGTCTCTTGCCTTTTCTATCGTGGCGTGATATACTTGTTAAGCAATATAGGAGCGGCGGCAAGTACCGCTCCCACATTGTTTCCGGTAAGGCTCTGCTTATTTATTAAGCAGGGCTTTTACTTTTTCCTTTGCTTCCTCAAGTGTTTCGCAAGTAGTGAGGATTTCAAGGATTTTTCTGGTCTGGTTTTCTTCTGCCAGCTCTCTAAGCTGTTCGCCTAAGTTCATTTCCTCGTCCATGTTTTTTCCTTTCTGGCACCTGCCACCTTACTCGTCTTGGTTTCCCTTGACTGTAATTATATTATACTCTTTTGAGTTCCGAAACCCAACCATTTTCGGGAAATTTTTCCAACTTTTTTCAGTCGAAAATCGTATTCATATCAATGCTCTGCTTACGCAGTACAAAGGCTCTGGCGACCAGCTCAACGGTGTCTGCGTCCAACTTCTCGATGATGTCCGCTGGTTTGTACCCGTCGAAGAAACCACCGTTGTAAAAGTTCCCGGCCAGCTCAACAATAAGCCTCTCGCCGCTGGATAAGTTCATTTCGAGCATTTCCACATAGTCCGCCCAGCCGTTGTGAATGTGTTCCTTAACCCGGTCATACAGACCCGGAACTGCCGTGATAAGAAAGAGGCTCGCCCCGAAGTACGGGTTAGCTGTATCGTCGTCCCGGTGTGCGCCCGACCGGTAGATTGCTGCCGCCCACTCCTCTGCGTGGGTGTCGTTTCTGAAAATCATACTGTATCTCCCTTTTCTCCCGCTTCCTCTGCCAGCTCTTTCATTGCCTCCAATAAAAGCTCTGCTTTTCTGAATGCCTCAATGAGCTTTTCTTTTGTGATGTCCTTGCTGTCTGCGGTAACATACCCGGCGTATGTCATGTACGGTGTTCCTGTTTCTCCGTAGAAGAAACTCATATCCAACGTATCGCAATACATATAGCTGTTCTTTACTGGAAGCTGCCTGCCTCCTCTGAAACGCTCCGCAATCCGCTCCGCCCATGTCTGCGCATGGGCTTTCTTTTCAATCCACTTGATATGTCCGTCAAGTCCCGCTTTCTTGCAGGCTGCCGCAATAAGCTCCGCCTGTTTCTGTGGCGTCATACCGTCGCCTCCTCTCCCAGTCTCTTTGTCGGGTCAAACTCCGTACCCTCCTCGAAGCCTCTATAATACTCGCTGCCCTGTAAATGCTTCTGCGCCCTGCTCTGGAACTGCTCATGTCCCAAATGCTGTGAAGCCTCCTCGACCTCTTTCGGCATAACCAGAACAAGTCCCCAGCCCTGCTCATTTTCTTCCTGCTGCTTTCTGAATGCCTCCGAAACTCCGGCGGTAAATCCATAGCCGTAGCTGTTGCAGAGCCTCTTTACATAGTCGCTGTAATAACAGGCGCTCTCTTTCTTGATGTTCTTAATCTCCGAGAGGACGCAATCAACAGCGTACTTGAAAACTGCGACGCATATCTCTACATCGTCCTCAAGGCCGATAAACCCGATACAGTTCGTCTGTTCTCCGTACCTGCGGTATCTGTACCCCTTGCAGCAATAGTTCTCTCCGATAATTGCCGAGAGGCTCACTATCCACGGGTCTCTCCTCTTGCTGCAGGTGATGTCCGTTCTCACGTCCTTTACCTGCTGCTTCTCAACGTCTTTCAGCTCCGCTTCCGTGAGTTTATGCTCCGCCATGAGCTGGCGGGCTTTCAGAAGTGCCGCCCGTGCCTCATGCTCATTCGGGCTTTCTGCCAACGCCAGCAGCTTTCTAATCTTCTCTTTGTAGTCCTTATCCATTCGCCCTCGCCTCCTCAATCCTCTCACGGTGCTTTGTAAGCCTTACATCAGCCTTGCCGTATGCCTGTACGTTCTCTACATACTCACGGTATCTCTGCTTTGCCTCTTTTCGGGTATATTCCGAACATTCAGCCTCCCAGCCGTAACCGTAGTTGGTTTCAATATCCCACCTGTCTCTCGTTTTTCTCTTATACACGGTGCTGCACCTCCCTCCGAAGCTCCTCGATACGCCTCTCAAGGCTCGTTTTTACCTCTACCCGGTTAGTTGTCTCCCCGGCGTAACAATACCCGGAAAATCGCCACTGAGAGGACGAGAGACGTACAAACGTCGGATAGGTTGCTCTGTATCTGTTCTTGTCGTCCGGCACATGGCTGTGTGCTTCTCCGCCCTGTGCGCACGAACTACTCATAGAAACCGGCGGTACGCAGTTCATAAAGTAGTCCGTCATGGCCTCGTCCACGGTATCGCCCGCCTTGCAGTAGTCGTCGAATGTCGGCAGGCCGCTTTTCTCCCAGCCCTCGTAGGTCTTGACCGGGTAGTGAGAGGTGATTTCCTCTCGCTGCTTCTGGACAAACTCAAGCACCTGTACAAGCTCCTCGCCTTTCAGCTCGTAGTCGTCTCCAATCCCGCACGGGAATGACTTAATACCGCTCGTGAGCGAATATACTCCGATTACGCAGGTGGTGTAGTACTGGCCGTGCTTGTAGATTTCTCCCTCTACGGCCTCCTGCATGGCCCGGCTCCCCTTGTAATATTTGAGATTTTCCAACATACCTTATTCCTCCTCCATTTCTTTTAGCTTCTCGATAACTCTGTTAAACGTCCACTTACCGTTTGCGGTAATCTGACGCTGCCATGCTCCCTGCGACGGAGCCCACTTGAAACCGTTGGATTTCAGCAGGGTACGGACATCTGCCTCCGGCTTTCCGTCGAAGATAATCTGATAGCGCATAGCTTCCGTGTTCTCAACCGCCTTAAAGGTCTTGAACTCCTGCTCCGAGGTTCCCCTCTCTTTGGCTGCCTTGAGGCTCTTAATGCGCCCCTCGATACGGTGGATATTCGCATTGTTGTTCGTGAGTTCATAGCTCGCATATCCCAATCTGTTGCAGAAATCCGGGGTGCGCAGCTTCTTGATTTCCTCCTCGCTGAAACCAAGTTCTCTCAGTCTGTCGTTGCCTGCTTCTGTATCTTTCAAGCGGATAGCCTTATTCGCCGCTTTCATAAGCTCCTGCAGGTTCTTCAAATCTTCCAGTTTCTCCTCCAACTTCTCGATTGCCCTCTCGTCGTCGGACTTGATGATTTCCTTGCCGTAGAGAATACCCTCAATCTTTCTAAGAATACTCTGAATGTCATTGTAGAACTGGTGGTTACGTTCCCACGCTGCGACCTGTCTCTCTTTCTTTTTGGTCGGGAAGTTACCGGCTCCGCTGATAAGAACCGACGGACACATCATGCCGATACTGCTGTCCTTGTTGTAATACTCCGCCATTTTCTTTGCATAGCGTTCCGCCAGTCGATAGGCTCTCTCTGCCTCTGCCGGTCTTTTCTCTGCGACCTTGTCCGCAAGCTCATACGCCTTGTCAACCTCGCTGCGGTATGAGTTTGTGGTGCTGCCCTCGGAATAGTCTCTCATAGACATCATGTTGTGCGCTGTTCTTGCGCTGCCCTCGTTGATAGGGAAATATTTTCTTTCGCTCATTGTTTCTTGTCCTCCATTTTGAAAATTTGTATCTAAGGGAGTGATTAACAGTCCTCCTCGTCCTCGTAATCTTCCTCCTCATATTCTTCCTCGTCGTCCTCGTAGTCGTCGTCTACGTCCTCTGCCTCGTCCTTGTAGTCCCACATATCCTCGCTATTCGGCTGCTCTTTCAGCTCCGGGTGCAAATCAAGGTACGCCAATACTTCTACATTAAGGGTCTGCAATCGCTTCTCGTAAATGTCGTCCGGGAGGAAATCTCCCCACATATCTGATATAGCTCTCTCAACTCTGCTTCCGGCTTTCTCCGCAAGGTATCTCGCTGCCGGATTGCAGGTCTCTTTCCCATATCCAATACCGACCATGTCTCCGTCGTTGAACCAGCGATAACCAATCCTGCAAACCGCTCTGATAATTTCTCCGGCGACGGTATCTGCTTTCCCGGAGGCTGGTACGAGTTCCTCAAACAGAGCGTCGATTTTATTTGTGATTTTCTCTTTGCTCTCCTTTGCCGGAACCAGCTCGTAGTCTGCAGCCTCACTCTCTGTAAGCTCCTCTGAGTAGTCGATGTAGCCCCATGCCTCCCGGCCAATCTCCTCGCAGAATGTTTTCTCGTCGAAGTTCTCAATCTCCTGTACCGCTGCCTTTTTCGGGTAGCTGCCCGGCATTACCGGGCGCATAATGCTGTAATATCTCATGTTTTGCCTCCTATTCTCCGATGTAGAACCAATCCTCGTAACCGTCCTCATACACTGTCACGTCGTGATACGGTTCTGTTCATGTGCCAACAATTTTTCCGTGAAGCTGCTCAAGGCGAGACGGCTTACTTGACGGAATGATTTCCTCATTGCAAATGCCTAAGAAAATATCAATATCATCGGCTCCCTGCGCTCTTGCCTGTTCTTCTGTAATCATTTTGCCTCCTGCCGGGGTATCTGCGCCCCGGCTCGCTTGTTATGCGACCCATTTTGGGCCATTTAAGGGTAAAATTTAAGCCATAATGTCAAGAACTCTTTGGATAAGTGCTTTGCTATCTTCCATGCGTTTCTTGCTGTTTCGGTTATCCTGCACCGCCTGTCTAAACTCCGGGGTGTCCGGGCTGTCGGCAAGCTCTACAATTCTCTGAGCTGATTCGTCGGCCAGTCTTGCGGCCTCTGTTTGGTAGTGATAAAGGATTGCTTTGATTGCTCCGCCCTCTGCTGTTGAGAGAACTTTCTGCTCAAGTCCTGCGATAGTTGCCTCTGCTGCCTCGAAATCTGCTGCGGTGTCCTCGTACATTTTCTTGTACTTTCCGGCTTCCATTTCAGCGTGTTCCGCTCTCTGCTTCATGCTGCAAGCGAAGTCATTCTCGATGTTCTCCTCTGCTACCTCGAAACAACCCTCAAAGGCCATTCCGATATAACTATCCTCGCCCAGTTCCTCGACGATTTTCTTAATTCTTGCCAATGCCTTGCGTTCCTGCTCTTTTGTTGCTGCCATATTACTATACCTCCGTGACCCGTTTGGGGTAATTGTCTTTGTTGTTTCCTTGACTGTGACCTCATTATAGCCCCTATATGGGGCAAAGTCAACCAAATCAGAGAAATAATACCCCAAAATGGGACATTTGTTGACTATGCTGTATTTTAGGTTCCGAAATTGTGGAATTTTAACTGATGTGCTGTAAAAGGGCAAAAAAATAAAGCCCCTCCCACAGATTTCTCCATGAGAGGGGCTTTCCCGACGCTTTGGTGGCATATCACGCCGGGGAACATAAATCATAAATTCACAAATTCCCGATATTTACACCGTCACTCTGCTGCCGGTGCTTTTGCCTCTGCGTCAATCTGGCTAATAGCTGTCTGAATGACTGAGGCTGCGGTTGCCGCCGCCGTAGAAGCTGCTACCGCCGTTGTGTCCGTGGTGCTTTCCATAACCGAAGTGATAGGAATGCCGGTTGAGAGCTTCTGCTTGCGTACCTCCGCCTCAATTTTGTTGGAAAGGTATTCTTTGAGGTCTCCGTATGCGCTCTCGATAAACTTTGTGGCCGCCGGTGTGAGGGAGGCGATACAAGCGTTGAGGGCTTTCTTTGCTGCCTCTTTCTGTGCCTCCGCCGTAAACTTCCCGGCCTGCTTCAATGCGTCAACATACGTCTGGCTGGTGGCCGATACTGCGTCGGCAACCGCTGTCGTAATCTCGCTGATGTAGCCCTTTACCTTGATGTCCTCTGTGTCGGCCTCTGCGTTTGCTCCTGCCCTTTTAAGAGCGTTGACTGCATAAACGGTAATGACCGGGACGGCGGCTGTAATAACCGCCGTGAGAAGTGCTGTAATAAATTCCTGCATGAGTGTTTCCTCCTCTCTTAGTTCGGAAGCTTCAAGACCTGTCCGGCGTTGATTACGTCACTGGTAAGTCCGTTGAGGCTCTTAATCTCTTTGTATCTGCTGCCGTTGCCGAGCTGCTTTGCTGCGATAGCCCAAAGGCTGTCCCCGGCCTTTACGGTGTATGTGCGGTAGGTCGCCGCTGCGCCCTGTACGGTGCAGTAGGACGGGTTTCCGAGGTAAATCCAGCCTGCGCCGCTCTTGAGCTTGCCCCAGCCGTCCTTTACCTCCGTGATAGTGAATGTACCCTTGCCGGTATAATGGCCGGTTACTGCGTGCCCCATGCCTGCGCCGGTTCTGATATTGAGGTCGTCAATAAGAACCTTTACCGTGAACGGTGTCGCCGGGAAGCTCGTTACCGTATCGGTCTTTGTGGCCGGTTTAGAGGTTCCGCCGGTGCTGCTGCTGCCGCAAAGTTCTGCATTAACCGCAGTCGCAAGCTGTCCCATGCGGCTGTAAAGCCAGTTGCCCGGACAACTCTTGTTCGCAAACCAACGATGAACTGTCAGAACGCACTCGCCGTCTTTCGGGTTATAATTGAGGCTCTTGTCCTTGTCTCCGAACCAAAGAATCTTGTTCAGCCCGTTTCTCTTGCAGATGTCAACAATAAGTTTCACGAGCTTATTGTAAACTGCGGTGTTCATAGTGTACGGCTCCGCCATATCAGAAGCGCACTCAATCGTTACCGACCTCTGGTCGTTGGCATTGCTGGAACTGCACCAGCTTCTGTTTTTCTCGTCTACGCAGAGAACCACTCTGCCGTCCTTGCCGATACCGTAGTTGCAAGAGGCCTGTACGATCTGCTTTGTGAAGCAGCCGCCAATACTCTCCGCCGTGAGCTGGCCCACTACACAATGCGGTGTGATGCGGTCAATCTTGTGTGTTCTCTGCCCGCTGTGGTTCGGGCTTTTCACTGTGCAATCTACAAGTGAACTGTTTGTATATCCCATAATGTTACCTCCGTTTTCTGCCGCTGCGCCTGTTCCTACATACTTGTCGTAGTAGGTCTGGCCGTAGCTGGCCCTCTTTGTTTTTACTGCGTCGCTCTGGTCTGCCGGTTTCTCGAAGTTCAGCAACACATTGTCGCTGGCTGCCTTTACGGACGTTGCCGCTCTCAGTGTTGCCAGCACCGTCTTGTACCCCTCCGAAAGCTCCTTGAATAAAAAATCGAGCTGCATTTCCAAGTCTCCGATAGACTTGCCTGCGGCTCGTGCAAACTCAAGCATATTCTGTTTACGGCTCCAATACGTCCACTGCGCAAGCCCATAACCTGCGCTGTCCTTTACAAAGTTGCTGTATGTGCCGTTATCCACGGCGGCGGTGTAGCTGTCGTCCGTGTGTCCGAGTTTCTTCTCGAAACTGTTCTGCAAATTCTTCGGGTTGAGGCCGCTTTCTGCGAACAAATTACCCATAAGCCCGGCGGCTCCGGCTTTACTCAACCCTTTACCAATGAGGAAATTCCATATCTTTTCCTCAACATTCTTTCCTGTAAGTCCCATAGTACCTCCTTACATATTGCCGTCCGGCGACTGTTCCTCCTGCTTGAGTGCTTCCTTTTTCGCCTCTGCTTTGTCCTCCTGCTCCCACTGGTGTTCCTTGTTGCGGTCTTTTGTGGTCTTTATCCAGCCCATAATGCCGCACTCTCCTCCGAGGGTCGCAAATACGCAGGTGATAAGGGTGTCCGGGACGGCTCCGTACTCTCTAAAGAGCTTTATCATGGCCGTTGTGAAAAGCAGCAATGAAATCCCGACAATAATCAAAATAATGTCCATAACTCCAACGCTGCTCTTTTTCTGGGAGGGCTTCTTTCGCATTTCACGCCTTGTTTCCTTTCTTCTCATGTCTGCCTCCTGTTACTGTCTGTGTGCTTTCTGGTTGAGGTGCTTCTCAAGTTTGTTGTGGGCCTCTGTAACTGCCCCGTTACAATTAAGCTGCTTCAAACCGTCAAGGCAGGCAAGCATAGCGTAACTGATGAGGCACTGTTCGTCTCGCAGCTCCTTTAAGTCCTGCTCCTCTTTCTTTCGCAGCTCCTCGATGTCAACCGTCTGTTTCTCCTGCTTCTGAAACCACTTGATTACAGCATAAGCGGCGGTTCCCAGCGCAATAAGCGCACCGAGAATAGCCGCCGCTCTGATTATCGTATCTCCGTCGATATACACTCCAATACCCTCCTTTTCTATTCGTCTGGTGTATAGTCCGGGCAAGTCGCCGCCGTTCTGTCCGGGTGTCTTTCCTTTTGGTCTACGTCCAAAGAGCCGTAAATGTCGCACCTGCAAGCTCCATAACCGCAGAAAAACTCTCTGCGGAAATACTGGCAAGTGTAGCATTTTCTCTCGGCGAACTCCGACTTCTGCTTGGCTTCCTGCTTCTCCGGCTCCTCTGCAACAACATGGTCGAAATAAATGCTGTTCAGCTTCTTTCTCAGCCCGTAGCTGTCGCAGTGTAACAAAATGCCTCTGTATGAGGCCACTCTGCGCTCAAACTCCTCTTTACTCATATTGCCTTTCTCTCCCTGTTCGCACATCCAGTCAACCGCATGGATAATCTTGCGGGCCGTCTGCTTCTTGAGCTTCCTGTGGGTCGCCCAAATGTGATAGCCCACGAAATCAATGCCGAGGCTGCAAGGGCGTATAGCCGTCTTGTTATTGAGGTCGAGGTGCAAATAGTCGTTAAGAAATTCCTCAATAATTGCCTTTACTCTTGCCAGCTCTTTCTTGTCCGGCAAAAGGATAATTACATCGTCCATATAGCGAATGTAATAGTGCAGGTGCAGCTCATGTTTGCAGAGCTGGTCTAACTCATTGAGGTAGATGTTCGCAAAGAGCTGTGACGTGAGGTTGCCTATCGGCATTCCCACATCACTCAGCCAGTCCTCCTCCGGGCATTCGTCCGGGCTTACCCCGGCTGGCAGCCCGAAACGGGTGTCCTCGCTGTTTATAATCTCCCTAAGAAGCTGAAAGAGCCGAGGGTCTTTTATCCTCCGGCTCAAAATCTCAAGTAATACAAGGTGGTCTACCCTGTAAAAATACTTGCTTATATCCAGCTTCAAGTAATACCATTTTCCGGGTTTCCTGCTGACCTGTCGTAACCAGTATTGAAGTTTGTCCGCTGCCTTGTGGGAGCCTTTCCCTCTCCTGCAGGCGTAGGAATCTTCGATAAACATTTTGTCATAGAACGGGTAAAGCTGTCTGTAAATCGCCCACTGCACAATCCTGTCACGGTATTGCAACGCCATTACGAGGCGCAGCTTCGGTTCCCGAACATAAAACTGCCTGTACTGGCCGACTTTGTAGGTCTGCCAAATAAGTTCGTTCTGCAGCTCAATAAGGTTTTCTTCCAGCCTGTCCGTAAACACCATAACGTCGTCACGGTATCTCTTACCCTTTCTGGCCTCAAGATGTGATTGGTACAGGCCCTCATAGCTGCAAATTTCATCGTATATATCATCGAGCGTCACCATGCCCGGTATCTTTTCTGGTGAAATCTCCGTTGTCATATTCAACTTTTCTCCATTTCCGCCGTGTGAGACGTTTCCGCCTCGTCCGTAGCTGTTGTTCTCGCCTCCTCCTGCGCCATATTCGGGCGTTTTCACGGCAATATAATCTTTTCCCACGGTCTGTACTGGCCAGGGAGGGAAGCAAACCCCTTTGGCTCTATGCTCCGCGCGCAATCCCGTAAGATATACGCCCAACCGTCCGGCATAGAGGCAGAGCGGAGCGGAAGCCGATGTTCCAGTTGGAATTGGAGCGAGGGTTGTTCAAGTTCGTGTAGAACAGACCCGCATTCGCACCGTTGTTCCAGTTGCCACCACGAATCGGGAAACGCTATCCGGCTTACTCCCCAAAACTTTTTATTGCTTTGCGTATTTCATATATCCGCCAATGATACGGCCTATCTCGTTGAGAAGCCCGCTCCAAACCTCGTATTTATGGAATGATAACGGCGGTGCCATATTCTGGTCGTAGTAGTCTTTGTCCTGCGCCAACCGTATAAGATGTCGCAGCACGTCCAATTCAATATCGAGGTCTTGTAGAGTGGTTTTCTTGTAATATTTCTTCTCGATAACGATTGAGAGCCGATACATATTCAACATTGTTCGGCGTATCTCGTCTGCCGTCTGGCGTTCTCTTCGAGGAAAATTCGCCACAGCCTTTTTGCCGTACTTAATCATGTCGGCAATCTTTTCTTTCAGCAGGAAACTCGTCGTCTCCTTGCTGTATTGTTTTTCTGCTTCTGCCATGAACTCTGCTCCTCTGCTTACAAAAATATAGGGAGGACTATCGTCCTCCCCACCAGTTACTCAGTAACCAGTTTTCAGTTACTCAACAAAAGCGGAGCGGAAGCCGAAGCGCCAGCCGGAATTGGAGCGAGGGTTGTGCACGTACGTGCAGAACAGACCCGCATTCGCACCGTCGGCCCAGTTGCCACCACGAATCGGGAAACGCTCGGCGTTGCCGTTGTTAAAGTAGAAGTAGTCGCCCTCGTAGTCGAATGTGGTGCTGTCCGGCAGCATAGCCAGCGCATACAAAATCGCTTTCGCCTTGTCGCAAACATTGGTATCTGCGGTCACGCTTGCGAAGCTGCAGCCTCGTCCCTCGTCTTTCTTGTCGGACAGTGTGCCGGTAATCCATTTGCCCTTGCTGCTTACCATATCCAGCTTGAGGGAGTTGGCCGTTGTGCCGCTGCCGTCCGGGGTAATCAGTGCGCCGGTGGTTCCGTCGATTGCTTTCCATGCTGCGGAGCTGGCTGCCTTGCTGTTGGAGCTGTCTGCTGCGTTGTTGTTCTCAAGGATTTGCAGCTCACCGTAAACAAGTCTCATGCCGTCGCTCCACTCCCATACGTTACCGTTAAGGTCGTAAATGCCGTCGAGCTGCTTGCTGTGGGAATACTCCACCGGGCCTGTGCCTGTAAGGATAGTGGCGGTTCTGCCGTCGCTCTCATACTTGGCCGGTACGCCTTTCTTCATGGTCTCTCTGGTGTCCTTGCCGTAGTTGTTATTGCCCCACGGCATCCAGCCGTTTTTCTTGCACCAAAGAGCCAGCGCACCCCATTCCATAGCAGACATCATGTGCCAGCCTGCGCCCTTGTCCTCGCAATATTTACGGGAGGTGTCTGCCGTGATACTTACTTTCGGGTCTTCACCCGGAAGAGAGTAGGCTCTGTTGTTGTATGCGACGTTCTGGTACTTGGAAATGTAAATGCCGTCCTTTTCAACGCCATTTACGATAAAAGCCGGGTGAGTGCTATCCCCGGCTCCGTCGATAACATCTGACATCTTAAATTTTGGAATGTAAACCATGACGGACGGCAGCCCTTTGTCGTCTGTCAGAATTTTGTTCGTAGGGAACGCAGAAGCGAGCGCAAGGCTCGATAAATCAAAATTACTCATTGTCTCTTTTCCTCCTTATGCCTCGTAATTTACCAACGCCCAAAGTGTGAGCGTAACCTTTTCCATATCCAGCGGTAACGGCTCCGGCTGCGGAGCGTCGGTTGTTCCTGCCTGCTCTCCGCCCTCCTCGACGGTTGCTGTCTCCTCTGTTGCCTCCGGCTCCTTATATTCCCTTGCCGGAATATCAATCTGCGCCACATAGTAACTGCCGCTTTCTGCGCCGGTTACAAGAACGCCGTCCCCGTCGGTAAGAATGTCGATGTGTACCGGCCAGTCCTCCTGTCTCTTTGCGAGGTTGATTGTGATGTCGTCGTCGAAGCAAATCTTTGTCTTATTCACTTCATAAGGGATTTTTGCACCCTCGTTAATCTCAATTACTTTCATGCGATAATTCCTCCTCTGATTTTCAGTTTTACGGTTACGGTCTTTGCACTGCCAGTGAACGCCATAGAGAAGCCGTTGAGGGCCTTGCTGCCTACAACAATCTCTCCCACGTTGCCGTCGGAGCTGCTTACCTCATATTCCACCGTGTAGTTTTTGGTCTTGCGGTTCGCCTTGAGGCTTACGCTCTTGCTGCTGCCGTTGAACGGGTATCTTGCCCCGTTTGTCAGTGTTACGGTCTGTTCCTCCGGCGTAACCTCCGCCAGAATGTCCGCTGCCAGCTTGTCGATGTCTGCCTCGCTGTCCGTTGTGCGGCTCTCAATCTGTCTGAGGGCCATAATAAAAATCTTCACGGCGAGGTCATGGTCGGTAAGCCCCATTTCCATGTTGTTGAAGTTGGCCGCACTCATGTTAGTTCCCTGCTGGATAACTTTGCCCGCCGGTGTGAGCGTCACCGTTCCGTCGTCATTGTTCTGCATTTTGAATGTGCGGTCTGGTGTTACTGCATGGTCGAGCCACTGTAAATTGCTATACATCTGTTCTTCACCTCCTTACTGTGTGCTGGTAATCTCGTAGAGTGGAAACTCCCAAAGGGTGATAACGCCCTGCGTCTCAAGTTTCGTGATACTCTCCGAAATCTGCCCGGCTACGTCTCCGCCCGTGTCAATCAGCCTTACGCTGGTTACGACAAGGGCTTTACTGTCTGTCGTCTGGCTTGTGATTTTCAGCGTGTCGCCCTCAATGGTCTTATTGGTAATCATTGCGTCATACCAGACCCCTCCGGCGTAATACTGGATTTTCACAATCCTCTTGAGCCAGTCCTGTCGAACTTTGTTCAAGAAAACGTCTGTCCAAAATGCCATTGCGCTGCCTCCTTACTGTGATGTGTAAATAGTCCCACACGGGATATAATCAACGCCGCAGGAGGTCGCTGTGGCCTCTGTTGCGGCGTTAATTGCGTCATTGTGTGCAAGGGTTGAAACATTTGGTACGGTTCCTGCCTCCGGCGTTATGCCGCCCTCGCTGCTGTTCTTGTAGGTCACTACTGCATTGGTAGCTCCCGGTGCTGTGACCGTCTCAATGCCGTGTGCAGAAGCAACCAGAACCGGCTCCGGCTTCGTTCCGCAAAATTCATAGGAATACGGGTAATGCGTCCTGCGTCGTCCAATACCAATCGGGAAACGGTATGTGACCGCCGCCCTCCACTTGATATGGGCCGGTATTTTCTTTGATAAAAGCAGGTTAATGTCGCTCATATAGAGCGTTGGTTCCTTGCCTCTCTGGAAATTAAGGTAGAGTATATTGTTTCCGGCCTCGTCGAATGGTTCAAATTTGCACTCGACCTCTGCGCCGGTGTAGCTCTGTATCATTTCCTTTAGCATGGTGGCGGAGACTTTTCCGAAGCCAATAAAATAAGACTTAACGAGCCTCCTGCGCTCCTCAAGCGTCCTGCTCTTGTTAAGTCTTATATCAAGAAAATCTTCCAGTTTTTTGATTGTCTCCTCGTCGGCATATTCGATAAAACAGTTGAGGTACGTCTGCTCGATGTCCTCCTCCATTCGGTCAAATACCCTGCCGTTTGCCTTTAGAATTTCCACCATTTCGTAAACGTCCCTGTAAAAGCGTGGGTAGTAGGTTATCAGCTCCTCGAAGTTGTTCTCGAACTGCTTCTCATAGAACCTCATCCAATAACCACCTCCCCAACGATAGGTACGTCGTCCTCTCCGGGAATGATGTTGTGTGCGCTGCCGTTCAGCTTCAAATCGCTGTAATCAAGCAGGGTGGTAAGGCTGCTCAAAATGGCTCCGATATTGGAAACACGAACAACAATGTCCGCCGCCTCTGTGGTCTTTAATACCAGCTCTTTGAAATACTCCGCAATGGCCGTTGTTGCCTCCTGCCGTACTGCGTCTTTCGTCGCTCCGCTGGCAATCTCCGCTGAAAAGGAAATTGAAACGGTAAGAGGCGTGGCCGCTGCTGCCGTGAAATGCGCTCCGAGGTTCGCAACACCCTCTCCCAGTCCGTCACCTACAACATAGGTTTTTCCGTCAACAACTGCCGTATAGCCCATTGTCGCCGGGTCGATATAGTGCTGAACCTCCGACACCTTTGCATTTCCGCACGGCTTCCCGGTGGTATCAATCAGAACGCCTTTGACCGTGTTCGGCCCGTTCCATAACGGGAATATTCTCGCTCTGCCGACACCCTCACGGCTCTCGCACCATGTCTTGTAATGCTGCTTATTGCCGTTCTCTGCCGGGCCTGCGATTTTCTCCTGTACACGGCTTCTGAGGCTTTCGTCGTCCTCGCTGTCGCTGCCCCGCTCGTAAATCTCTCCAAACGTCGCAGCCTCAAGCCCCTCAATGCTGTTGACCGGGACTGCCGGGGTTCCGCTGTAAATCTCGTTGCCGTCCTCTCCGGCGTTCTCTGCCTCAAGGTAGAACACGCTTGCTTCTGTGTCCTCTCTCAGAACGAAATACTTGCCGTCGCTGTAAAATCTCTCTCCTAACTCCGGCTGCGTTCCCTCGAATGTCACCCTGTACTTTGCTTTCGTGGCCGCCAGTCTCGTAACGCCATACTCACCGGCCTTTACGTCCAGCGCGTCCCCGACTGCCGTTGAAACGCTCGTCATTTCAACAATGAGGTCAAGGTCGGTGTAGAGCTTTGCGATTTTCATTACCGGCCCGGAAACTGCGTCGTAAAATACGCTGCCCTGTCTCGTGTCAATTCCCTCCGGGGCATTGTTGAGAACATCTTCCATAAGCAGCTCGTATGTGTAATCTTCAAACACTCTAAATCACCTCCTCTATCTCTGTTTTTCCGTAAATAGTGTCCGCCTTAAAATACACATAGGCTTTGTCCTCTCGGAACTCAAACTCAAAGTCGTAAACCTCCAATATCCGGGTGTCCGGTGCAAGAGCGTCTTTGATAAATCCCTCTGTTACTGCCTCAATGTATTCCGGGCTTGCGTCTTTTGTGATAATCGCCTCCTCCACTTCGCTGCCGTACTGGTCGTCGTAGATAAGGCATTTGAAACGGGGTGTGATGATTGCTTTTCGTATGGCTTGATTTACCGCTTCCAGCCCGTCCACTTTCCCCACAATCCTGCCGTTATCGAGGTCAAGGCGGTATGTCAATGACGGCTGCTCCTCCGCCTCCGTTACCTCGTCGATAGGGATAGGAATAAAAACCTCGTCCATGTCAGCTTATCCTATCCAGTACATAGTATTGTTTGCCGTGGTTGAATGACAGAATGTGTACTGTCTCCCCGGCTTGCAGCGCATTATATACCGTAATGCTGCCGCTGAAATTGAAGTCCGTGAGCCTGCTGCCGTCAGATGTAGGCCCGTTCACGCTTCCCTTTGTCCCCTTGGAAAGAGAGCAGGTCGTCGTGTAGTTTGTTAAGTGCCTCGGTACATAGGTGATGTTCGGCCCGATAACCAACTTTTCGTCGTTGACAATCTGAATTTTCAGAGGGCTTGCGGACTTTACAATGCCCTGTAATACCTGCACATCACCGCCGCACATACCTTGAAAAAGCCCTTTGAGGCTCGTCTGTTCGCTTTCTTCCATATCCGCACCTCCTAACTGAATGTTCCGTCGTCAACCCAGCCGTAGACCCTTGAGCTGCTGTCTTGGTGTATCAAATGCCACGGGTGTTTTGCTCCCTTTGCAACCAGTGTGATTTTTGCTTTACCGGCTGCGCACTTGCTTCCCGTCGGGCTTCCTGCTGTGCTGCTTACATAGTGGTATCCGCCGTTAAACTGAACAATATCGCCTACCTTATGCTCGCCTCCGCCAGTCTGCGCTCCGCTGGCCTTTCCCGGTTTGGAAAGGTCGTTTGCATAGTTCAGTTTCAGCGTCATGGTATGCTTGTTGTCCTCGAATATGTGGGTGTCCTCGTCCACATAGAACGTCCGGGACAGCCCTAATTCTTTGATGATGATATAAACCCCGATACCCGATATAACATCTGGTATTCCGACTGCCTCAACGTCGAGAGTGCGCTCCGGCGTACTCTGTTCATCGAGCATACTGTCGATAAGGTCATTTATCTGCGCCTTTGTGAGACTTTCGTCCGGCTGGTCGATATTCTGGAACACGCCTATCTTGCTTTCGAGGGAGCTGTTCTTCCTCTCCGCAATGGTCGTCCCCTCTTTCGATACCAGCTTTATGCGGGTTTTGATGTCCTCAATGCTGCGGGTATAGGTGTAGGTCGAAAGGTTCTGGCCTACCTCGATAACCCACTGCATGATGTTCTCTCGCCTCGTGAGCAGCTTGATTTTGCCCTTTTCGCTGGCAACGTAGTGTCTTATGCCTGTTGCGTCGAAATCGAGGCTGAGAGCGTCTGCAATAGCGTCAAACGCCGTTGTCTTACTCTTGGTAAGCTCCGGGATTTTGTAGGTGCAGTTCGCAACTTCTCCCATTGGCAGGCCGAACCTCGTGCAGCAATCCTTGAACACGTCGCTGGCTGTCTTATTCTCATAGGTGAATGTATCCTTGTTGTTCGCAAGGTAAATCCCGTTGTCATAGGCCGTGAACGTGAGCCGCTTCTTGCTGTTCTGTACCTGCTTCATAATAATTCCACGGAAAAGCTCTTTCCCGTTATAGTTGAATAGGCACTGCTGCCCCTGCTCAACATCAATCCCGCTGCGGGCGTGTTTGTAACCGTCGTCGTCAATCAACTTTACCGTAAGGGTTCGGGAGCTGCTTCCCTTTCTGCCTCTCCACTTAATCTGCTCAACGAGTTCGGTCACATCGTAGCCCTGCGTTCCTTTTACAACAATAAGGCTAACCCCTTGTGCCATGTCCTCGCCTCCTTACGGTATTGTCAAAACCTGTCCGGGGTAAATGAGGTTCGGGTTCCCTCCTATAACCCCTTTGTTTGCATTGTAAATCTTGGTGTATTGCGCCCCGTTGCCGTAAAATTTCTTGGCAATGTTCCAGAGACAGTCGCCACTCTTTACCGTATAGGTCTTTGGCTGCGCCGAGTTGTTGACCCTCGGTGTCTCTTTCTTCACGGTTGCCGTCGCCTTTGGAATGTTTACCTTGACCTGTCGGACGGTAATCTCCCGGTACTCTTTCAACTTTATGCTGTACTGATACGTTCCGGGGTCTCCACCCTCCTCCGAATAGATAAACTCCTCGATTGTGGCGTAAACATCTACGCCGCAGGCCGTCACAATAAGGTGTACCGGCTTCTTGCTGGCTTTCCATGTGTTGATTTTCTGAACCAACGTGAGGGGCTTTGTAATCTTGCTGACCTGCAGCCCCGGAAACTTGGTCGCCGGGAAAAAGCAAGACCAGCTAAATTGCAGGGCCGGGCGGCTCTGCATGATAACAATTTCGCCCAGTCCCGTGATGTTCATGCTTTCGTTGTTGCTGCCGTTGTTTACCTCAAAGCTCTCCGGGAGGACAGGGAGCTGAATCTTCTCTTTTTCTGCGTTGTATGTCAACCACATCTGGTACTTAGTACTCATAAGATAACTCTCCCTCCTCGTAAATTTCGCTCTGGATAATGTTCATAAGAACCGGCTTCAAATGGTCGTACAGAACCTCAAGAATAGTCTCCTTATCAGCTCCGCCGTTTCCTCCGACTTCGATTGCGCCGCTGCCTGCGATTTCAAGAAGAATACGCTTCACATCTTCCGACGTTTTCTCTTTGCCGGTGCTGCTTCCTGATGTCTCCCTTACCTGCAATGGCTTCTCTCTGTCGTTCAGTGCGCCTATCAGCCTGTCCGTCTCCTCCGTCGGGAATACGGTGCTACCCTGCTCACCGATGATAAGCTCCGGCCCGTTCTCACCTGCGATAAAGTAGTCCGTGCTGTCTGTCGTGCCGTTTGCGTATGCTGCTGCCGGTCTCGCTACAAGCTCCGGCCCGTTCTCACCTGCAAGGAACAAACTCTCCGCATTCGTTGTACCGTTTGCATGACCCGGTACGCTGCCGGAGGTCGTAATATTGTAGGTGAGCGTCGCCGTCTTGTCTGGTGGCCGCCAGTTGTCAACCGCAAGCGAATTGACATCATAAATAGCGTCTGCCTCTTTATCCTCCGGCGTATAGTTGTCAACAATCGTGGAGTTGAGCTTGTACTCTGCCTCCGCCGATGTGTCCGGCATGGTGTAAGCGTCGATTTGACTGGTGTTAATCTCATACTCTGCCTCTGCCGTCTTGTCTGGCAACGTAAGGTTATCCAGACTTTCTGTGTTCGGCTTGTACTCGACATCTACCTCGACCTTTGCCTCGCTCTCTGTCTTGAGGGCGGTCTGAATGGCTTCTGCAACGCTCTTGGCCGCCTCCGAAGCCTCCCCAGCACTCGAACTAATCTGCTCGATGTATGCCGAAATGGTCTCTTTTGCGCTGGCCTGTGCCTCCTCTGACAGGTTCATGCCCTCGATTGCCGTTGACATTTCCTGCTGAATATCTCCAAGGGTGGAGGTGAAATCTGTCTGCCAGTCTGCGACTGCCTGTGAAGCCTCCTCCTGCTTTGCCTGCACCTCTCCGACGGTATTTGCCAGAGCCGCAACCGCCTCGGCGTTTCCGTTGTTGATAGCGTCTGCCATGCTGGCCGCCAGTCCTGCGGCTTCCTCGCTGCCAGACTGCGCATAGGCCATTAACGCCTCGTAGTTCTCCTGCGTAACGCCCAAATCCTCCGCCGAAACGGATTTAAGGGTCTCTACATTTGCAAGATAGGTGTCCCAGTATGCGAGTTGGCTATCCATTGCCTTTTGAGCGTTGGCAACCGTCGCATTGAGGTATTCGTCCGACTTTGTGCTTGCCTCGTCGAACAAACCGAACTGACCTTGAAAGCTCTCAAGAGCCGCTTGGTAGGCTTCATCGTATGCGGTGCATAATTCCTCAACCTTAGTGCGAACTCCCTCGTATGCGTCGGACACGGCCTCTTGGTAGCTGATTGTACCGTCGGACGCTGCCTCTGCTGCTTCCTTAACGCCGCCCCATTCGTCCTCAATAGCCTTGATTTTGCTCTGGGTTTCATCAAGGGCCGACTGCAGCTCCTCCTGCTTGCCGGTGACTTCCTCAAGAGCGTCCTGCGCTGCGTCGTTTGCTGCCTGTTCGTCGCTCGTCCACGACCAGAACATTTTCCAGCCGGAATAATCGCCATTTGATTTCTTCCACGATTCGTTCAGCTCATGTTGAGCGGTGCTGGCTCTCTCCTGCGCTGCTGCTACCTCGTCGGTAACTTCTGCGAGCTTGGCCTGCTCCTCCGCCTCCTGCTGTATCAGCTTCACATACTCGTTGTACTGCTCCTGCTGCTTCTGCTGTTTGGCCTGTTCCTCCGCCATATTACGGATAGAGGCAATCGTCGAATCTTGGTTCTCAATCAAATCCGAGTAGGAAACATTCAGCCCGTCAATGCTGTCGTTAAGACCGCTGATAATGGCCTCCATTTCCTGCTGCTTCCCGGCGGTGTTGTCCGTAGAGGCTGCCAGTTCGGTAAGTCTCGTGATAAGAGCGAGGTTCCCCAGCTCGTTATCCTTTACCGCCTGCGTTCCGTCGTCGATTTCCTGCATGAGTGAGTTGTGCTTCTCAATAAGGGAATCGCACTCTGAAACAAGCTGCTCCACCGACTTTCCGTTTGCCTCAAGAGAAGCCGAAAGTGTATCAATCTGATACTTGAGGCTCGAAGCCTCTGCCGACGTTTCGCCGTATGTTGCGCAAGCCTCCTCGTACTGGGCCTGCAAACTTTCCAGCTCTGCCGTCTGCTGCGCCGTTACCGCTGTCATTGACATGGTTTCGTCGTATGCGTCGTCGTAATTGCCTTTAAGGATAAGCACTGCCGCCGTGACTGCTGCTATTGCCGCTGCAACTGCTGTAATCGGCCAAATGGCTGCGCTGAGTGCTGCTCCGAATGCTGTCGTTGCCACTGTTGCCGCTGCTGTGGCTGCGGAAACTCCTGCGAGGCCAATCGCTGCGGCTCCCAGTCCTACGCCTACCGCCGAAATCGCCCTTGTTACTGCCGGGTGTTCGTTCAAGAAATCTCCAACGGAATTTGCAATGTCCGCCAGTCCGCTTGAAGCCTTGTCGAGTGTCGGCTGTAACGTCGTCGTAAATGCGGTGCTGATGTTTCGGTTTGCCTGCTCCCATTTCTGGTCGAGGGTCTGCGCTGTCTCCGCCGTGCTGCTCAAGGTTCCCTTTGCAATATCGAGAGTACCTGTTAAGGTTTCCACGCTGATTGCGCCACTTCGGATAGCATTTGCCATGTCAACTCCGGCTCTGCTGCCGAAAGTATCAATAGCCAGTGCCGTAGCGTCTGCTGCGTCCTCCATGTTGGCAATCTCTGTTATGGTGTCTCTCAATGCTGTCTGAGCGTCGAGGCCGTCTGACGAGAAGTTCTTAACCGCCGTTCTCATGGCTGTAACAACTGTCGTGCTGTTCATGCCGTAAAGCTCCAAACTTGCAAGCAAGCTGATAGCATTATCGAGGGATAAGCCCATTTCCTGTAAAGAGGCCGAACCTGTAATGAGGGTGCTACTCAAGCTGTCTACGGAAATTCCCGAAATCTGTCCGGCGTATGCCAGCTTATCCAGAACGCTCTCAACGTCCGTCGCTTCGACGTTCCATTTGTTCATAATCTTGGTGACGTTCTGAACCGAGCCGACAACATTCGTACCGGTAATCTCTGCATAGTCAAGGAACTGCCCTGTAACTTTTGTCAGCTCCTCTCCCGTCAGTGCCATTCGGGTATTGATTTCTCCGATAGCTCCGGCGGTGTCGTCCAGTGAACCTGATTTAGAAGCCGCATAAGCGTTCATCATGCTGGCGGTAAGACCGTCCAGTGCCTCTCCACTTGCGCCGGTTGCCTTTACAACGGTACTCTCTGCGTCGCTGAAAGCCTCTGCAAGGTCGTAAACCGAGTTGGCTATATCTTTTACCGTTGCAGTAATTCCGGCTGCTGCGAGGGCGTTTGCAACGCCTGTGATAGCCTCTGTCCCGGACTTCTCTGCGGACTGTGCTTCCTCCGACGCTTTTTCCGTCGCCTTTGAAAGCTCCTCCGTAGCGTCGCTGGCCCTGCCATTCGCCGCCGCAAGGTTCTCCGCTGCAATTCCGGCCCGTTCCGCTGCGCTTTCCAACTCTCCGAGGTCAGTTGTCCCGGAGGCCATAACTGCGTCATACTCCGCCATAGCCGTTTCTGCTTCCTGCTGCGCCGCATTCAGCTCCGACATGGCCTCTGCCGCTTCCTCTGCTGCCTTTGCCAGCTCTGCTTTCGTCTCTGCCGAAACATTCTCACTGTCGGCAACACTCGTCATAACGTCCGCCGCCTGCTCCATAGCCGAGTTTAATTCGGCCTGTATGTCCGTGGTGGCTTCCATGCTCTTACTGAGGTTGCTTGCTGACTGGTCGCAGAGTTCAAACATTCGCTCCTGTTCTTCCAGTGCGTCCGCCGATTTGAAGCCCATTTCGACAAGCTCCTCCGTAGAGTAAACCGCCTCCAATGCGCTCTTATCGTAGTTTCCGACTGCCTCCGTCCAGTAATCGGTCTGTGAGGCTGCCTGCTCTGCTGCATTTCCGTAGCCGTCCGCTGCGTCCGTGAACGATTCTGCCGCCTCTGCTGCGCTTTCCGCCGAGTTTGCCAGTGCGTCTGCCTGTCCTGCCGCCCCAGTTGCAGCGTTCCCGTAATCGTCCATAGCGGCTGCTGCGCTGTCTGTCGCCTCCTGCACATTACCGATAGAGGTTGCAACGCCGTCTACTGAGCCTGCCGCTGTCGCAACGCCGCTCTCGATACCGTCAAAAGCGTTTCCGGCTGCGCTGCCTGCGTCCTCGAACTGCTCAACCATTTGCATACCGGCCTCTGCAATTCGTTCTATCTGTGCGCTCATGTCGTCCAGCAGACTAAATCTGGCTTTTAATTCTTGCATTATCCTCACCTCCTCTGTCCTGTTTCGGGGCTAAATTTTATATTTTGATTTCTTTTGCCGCTTTTTGGGTACTTGACCCTTTTTCGCTTCCTCCCGTGGTAATATTTAAGAAAAAATGGGAGGTCTGTGCCTATGTCAATATGGTTGTGCCGTGCCGGACGCTTTGGGGAGCATGAAGCACGGTTTCTCGAAAACAATAAAATCTACTTCACGTTTGAAGAAATAGATAAACCGCTCAATTCCTTTTCCGGGAGAGCTGCAATCCAGCAGTATTTCCTCGAAAAAGTCCCGACCCTCAAGGAGCGGGCTGCCTTGAATTTCGCAAGTCAAGCTCACATTTTCAGCAGCCGAATGTCCGTCGATGATTGGGTTATCACGCCGAGTAAAAATCTGCCCGGAATACTCCATTTCGGAAAAATCGCGGGCGAATATGCCTTTGATACAGAGGTTGAGGACTGCTACCGTCACTCCCGCTCTGTCGAGTGGTTCTCTGACGTTCCGAAAAGCGTTTTTGAGCAGGATATTCAATACTCTCTCGGTGCTGCTATTACCACCTGCCAAATAAAGCAGGAGGCCCGAATAAAGAAAGCTGTTTCCCTGTTCCGTCCTGCCCCAAATAGTGAACAAGCGTTTACCCCCCCCCCCGGAAAATTCCCCGTTTCGGGACATTGAGACCGAATCTCTTGACGCTATCTCCGATTTCATAATTCAGAACTTCAAGGGTGACGGCCTTGCTCACATCGTTGCTGCAATCCTCCGGGCGAAAGGTTTCGTTACCTACGTCAGTCCAAAAGGCCCCGACCACGGCGTTGACATTCTTGCTTCTGCCGGTAGTCTTGGGTTCTCCTCTCCGAAAATCTGCGTACAGGTGAAATCCACGAATGACGCTATTGACCGTATCGTTTTAGACCAGCTCATAGGCACTATGGCGAATGTCGGTGCTGAATACGGTCTCTTGGTTTCGTGGAGTGGTTTCCGCTCCTCCGTCGAGCGTGAACGTGCTATGCAATTCTTCAAGGTTCGCTTATGGTCGAAAAAGGAAATTATCGAAGAGCTGCTCGCCTGCTATTCCTCTCTCGATGATGAAATAAAGCAAAAAATCCCGCTGAAAAGAATATGGACGCTCGACATCGGGGATGAATAAATCACTGTTTTGTGTCTCGCCTCGTAGGGTTCCTGTCCTCCTCAAGCTCGGACGCAATATACAAGAGCTGCAATCTCCGTGGCATGGCATAAAAATCCTCCATGCGGAGGTTATGTCGCTGCCACAAGATACTCGCCCAATATCCGTCTCCGCCGGGAGTGTTTATGAGTTTTTTGCTGCTTCAACTTCCTCGTCGTCAGTAACCTTGCTCATGAGGCCGAGGGCCTGCATAACGATACGGGAAACGTGCTGGTACTCGTCCGGCTTCGGGAATACCTTGAGCGGCATATCGGTTACGTCCACGCAGCCGTAATACTTCATCAGCTCCGGGTCTTTGAGGTCTGGGTACTGCAATGCCTCAACAATCATGTGGCGGCTGGCCTTTGCGCTGTCCCTCTCAGTTTTCCAAACAATCTCACCACCATTTACGAGCGGATTTCCTTTCTTGTCGGTTGCCATGCTGTGACGGCGGTAGTTGCCGTTGATACGGTTGATTTCCTCCTGCGAAAGCACCTTAATCTCAAACTGGATAATATTGCCGTCCTCGTCCTTGAAGCTCTCCGGGCCGGGAGCGGTAACAACTTCTGCCTCAGTGCTGCGCATAAAATATTTCAAATCTTTCTTAGCCATGATGAATTTTCTCCTTTACAATGAATAAAGCCCCTCCCGGTTTCTGGCCGTTGAGGGGCTGTTTTGTTGGTTCTGGTTTCAGACCTTATACGAGGTCTTTGCCGTTGAAGTTGATAGCGTCGTCTACGACCTGTCCCTCGCTGTCAAGCGCAGTAAGAGGCAAATCGCCGGTAAGTACGCAGCCGACAACGGTTGTTACATCGGAGCCGTGAGCTGCGTAGTAGTCGCTGTTGGAATCGTTCATAATGCCCTGAATAGTAAGCTCCGGGGTCGCTCCGCTGGCTGCGTATTCCTTAATCTTGGTCTTGAGCCAGTTGTTGGAGCGGCGGCGGGTGATAGTGCCGGTAATGGCAAAGCCCAGCCAACGGCTGCTGTTGGAACGCTCGCCCAACTGCTTACCCGTCCAAACGTCCGGCGTAAATTTGATAGTGCAGTTGACACTATCAAGGCACTCTACGCCGTCAATGAATACCTTTCCCTCTCTAAGGGAAATCGGATTTTTGTTATATTCCATATCCGCTTATCCTCCTTATCGTGTAGTGACTGTGAAGTAGATTTTCTCGGAGCTGTCAACGGGTTCGAGGCCGACATTGAAATAGGTCTCGTCTCCCTCGGAAAGCTCTCTGTCAACAAGAAAGTCGTTATCGAGATCTACGTTCTTGATAGCTCCTGCGCCTCTGAATTTCTTCAAGAGTGAGCGGCCAATGCCCTCCATGATGTCCCAGCCGTCCGGGTCGTTGTCGTATTTGTTCGGAGGGAAGTTGAGCTGTAAAGCCTCTCCAAAAGTATCAAACACACGGATAACTCTGTTCTTGCGGTAGGACTTGTCCTTGCCGTCCTTGAAGCTCACAAGGCTGTTGATGTCGTACTCAACAACGACTTTGCTCTCCTCGCTTACGGAGAAGAAAAACTCGCCGTTCTTGATAGCCGCTACCGCTTCCTCGTGAGTTTTTGCACCCACAACAGCGGTTGCGCCGTCATACTCGACGTAGGTGTTACTCTGTGTGTTCTTTGCTGCTGCCGTCGCTGCTGCAACCCAAGCGCAAGCCTCCTCCGCTGTGAGGTCAACGCCGTCAACTGTTACGCCGTTGGTAACATTGATAACACCCTCATAATCGCCAGAGGCCGTGTTAGGCATGGCAATCTGAACACCCTTTCCGATGTTCTCACGAATGTACTTGATTTTGGTCTTTGCTGCCGCCTGCAGAGCTGCCTCCGTGAATGGGAAGCACATACAGTTGAACTTCACGCCCTCGCTTGCGTCGAGCAGTGCTGTTACATCGGCGTTCTGCATGGTTACATCAGTTCCACCGGTAAGGTTCGCCCCGGCATTCTTAACCAGTGCGCCGGTACCGCTGAATGTGATATACTCGCAATCCTGCGCTACCAGTTCCTCTACGGTCTTGAGGCCGGTGTACTCCGCTACCTTGCTGCCTGCGAGGTTTACCTGTACGTCAAAGCCCTCTACCGGGTTCTCGGAAACGGTAAAGCTGAACTTATTGCCTCTTGTGCCGGGATATTTTGCTTTCGCAGTAATCGGCGCAGCGGTTACTTTCGCTTCGGTTCCGCCGTTCACACGGTAAACAATGACCGTTGCGGCTTTCTTGAACGCCTCACGAATAAGCAACATCTGGCGATTGTCGTCACTGTCGTAAATGCTGTAACCCAGCTTCGCATACGCAGCGTCCGGGGCTGCTGCCGTAAGGGTGATAAACTCCCCTTTCGGGCCGTAATTGTGGTTCTTGAGCGGGATAATAACGATACCACGGTCACTGCCGCCTACGGTGTCGTGCTTGCCGCTCTGGAAGTTGATATAAGTACCCGGACGTTCTTTACCAACCTGCTTGTCGAATGTTCCTCCTGCCATTTACATAACCTCCTGTCCGCACCATTTCTTGATGTGCGCTTTCATTTCTTCGACGGTGTACTCTCCCGTCATGCCCTGCGTCGCCCCTGCAAAGGTGCAAGAGGAAACGCCAAAAAGCTGCCTGCAATGCGCAGCCAGTTTCTCCACCGGGAACTTCGGAGCCGCTGCTTTTTCGGCGGTTTTCTCCTCGGTTACTCCGGCTGCCGTGTCTTTCTGTGCCATAAAAGCTCCTCCTTATGGTTTGCCGGGTATTGTCCCGGCGTTTTGTGGCGGTGTCGGGTACATGGTCTTGCAATGCGTGATAGCCTCTGCAAAGGCCGCCGGTATCACTCTTTCGATGTAAATATCCGGGTTTTTCCAGCCCTCCACCTCAAACGTCTGCATTTTCGTCGCCTCGGTCATGTCATACGGCCTGCGGCTCCTCCAATTCAGCGTAAGTTGTGCGGCCCCGTCGTCCAAAATCTTGAGTGAGGGGTCGTCTATTCGCAGTTTCCCTCCTGCTGGCTCTCCCGTTTCCGTTATGAGCGGTATGAGGTTCCTGATGCCCTTAATCGCCGTAAGAACTGAAAGTCCAAGAGCATACGCCTCCTGCGCCGTATGGTGGAAAAACATGATATACCATGCGTAGTCCATAGAATATGTCCGTAGCGTTTCTCCTCCTGTCATAATCTCCGGCGTAGGGAAATATGCCGCTGGTACGCAGAAGTTCTCCTGCACGTTCCAGTAGTACGGCGACGGGTTTCCTGCTCTGTCGAGCGTGAATTTGATAATGCTTGCTAATTCCTGTTCAAGCACTTTCCCGCCTCCTATCAGCCGCCAAGATACTTGTCGAGCCATTCTTCCAGCTTGACCTCAAGGCTGGCTTGAAAAATTTTGTTGTAGATACGGATTGCGCCGTCAAAGTACGGATTGCCTTTTACCCACTTCTGTTTCAGCAACATACCTGTCTTTGCTGCCGGGTCGTATATGAAGCGGTCTCCCTCCCAATAACCGGGAACCCACCGCCGCGCTACGCCCTTGCTGTTCGTCCAGTGTCCGTCGTGAACATACGTCGCATACTCCACATTGGTTCCGACTTCCAGCGTCAGCCCTCCGTCGGCAATCTCCCAGATGTTGCCTGCGCTGCCTTTTTCAAAGCTGGCGAGCAACAGCCTTGTGTCGAGTACCTTGCGGCGCACGATTTCGTCCTGCACAACCCGCAAAAAATCAAAGCCTATCGTATCTACATACTCGATAAGCTCCTCTTTGAATTGCCCTTTCGCAAACCGCTCCATTTTCCCGAAAAACTCTTTGAACTCTGTCATGTCGATGTCTAACCTGCTCATAACATCTTCTCCTCCCCAATCTTCTTGATATAGGCGAATAGGTGATGTCCTCTTACATCGACGGGCTGCTCTGCCGTGTACTCAAGCCCGGTTTTGCAGTCCACAATCTTGTCGTTTAGGCGAATGTCTGCCCAGATTGGAAGTGTGAGCTTTATCTTTGCGTCCATGATATTTACCGGCTGCGTCTGCGTGATAGTGACGCTCTGCGAGCGCACTCCGAAGTGGCACTCCTGCTCCGCAACGTCCGGCTCCTCCGGGTAATAAAAAGAGGGAGAGGCAGGCAACCCGTAACCGGGTGATTTCTGCTCCTCCCTTGCGTGATAAATATTGCAGGTGTGGTTCAAAAGGTTCTCTAAACTCATTCAGCACCTCCCTACAATTTCCTCATGCGAAGTGTTACGCCGTTTCTCGGCTCCGTGATAACAAAGTCGTCCAGCAGGGCGGCGAGGTCTAATGCCTCTACGCTTATCTGCGTGGCCTCTGCGGTGTAGCTGTAATCGTCGAATGTCTCCGACTTTACCTCTTTGGCTGCGACAATGGCATTGTGAGCGTAAGCCTCCGACAGTATAAGAACCGCCGTCTTGACTGCCTGCGGAACTTCATCCATGTCTTTGAATGAATTGTGCGTATATGTGATGATATACTGCTCCGCTCTCGCAATATCCACCGTGAGCCTTGCGTTGCTGCGCTTCTGAACCGCTGGTATCTCGGAATACTCCCTTACCTCGTCTGGTGTAACCCACGGTCTGTCTGCCATGCCTGCACCTCCTGTTACTGCTCCTGCAGCTCAATCATGGTCGGGCTGCCTGCGTCCTCGCCGTAGTCAACCTCGTTTTCATCGTCCACCGGCTCTCCCGGTTCAACTTCAACGGCTGCGATAGCGTCCACGAGGTCAGCCTTTTTCTTAATGCCGGTGATGTCAATACCCATGTCAGCCGCCAGTTTCTTGAGGTCGTCAAACTTCATTTCGTCGAGCTGCGCCTTATCGAGGTGGTACTTGGCTTCCTGCTGCTCCTCCTCCGCCTCGTCCTCAACCAGTGTGAAATAGCCGGAGGCTACTGCGTCGTCCGCAATAGCCTTATCCTCCGTAAAGGTGTCCGGGTTCTTCTGTGTTGCGCTTACGAGGCCGGTATAAGAGAGGGCTTTAATCAGTCTCAAATGATACATAGCCAGCCCTCCTTATTTCAGCTTAATCATGGCAGTAGCGTCCAGCTCCTCGATAATCGGGTCGTAGTCCAAATGGGTAACGTAGAAACGCTTATCCTGCATGATTGCTTCCTTGCCCTCTGTGGTCTTACGAATCTTCACATCGTAAGTGTTTACGACGATAAGGTTCTTCGGGTCGGTAAGCAGAATGCGGTCATCGGAAAGAGACGGGCATTCAACAGTCGGAATACGGGCCGGGCTGCTGTAAACGCTCTCCGGCACTGCGCCGCCTGCATTAACAACCTTGTTAAGCAGGAACAGCTCCCATTCCTGCGCTCTCTTAGGAGACATGAGCCAGCGGAGCTTGCCGTTGTTGTACTTGTTCGGAATGGAGCCGAGTGCCTTGTAGAACATATCGAGGCTCATATCGCTCTGAGTGGAAACGTCGAGTACATGGCCGCCGTTGCCAATCTGTTTGAGCCAGCCGTCGTTGATTTTAAGGAAATCAACATCACCGGCCTCACCGATTTCTCTTACGTCGCCGTCATTCCATGCGCCTGCTGCGTGTGCTTTCTGGAACTCGTAGACGCTGCCGTTATAGGTTACGGTGTCTCCGGCCTTGTAAGTCTCCGTAGTGGAGAACGCCTTTGCAGTACCGGTACCCTCGTTACCGTTGAGGTACAAGTCCTCAAGGTCAACACCGAGCTGCGCAGTCATAAGGTCGGTAATAATCTTCTCAAGGTTCTGACCCTCGATGTTCTCACGCAGGCTCTCCTCAGTGATTTCCCACGGCAAACGAATAGCGGTAGTCGCATATTCAATCTGGGAAGTGTTTACGCCTGCACGATAGCCGTCGTCTGCGTTCTCTGTCTTTTTACGGACAATACGGCTGGCAATACCAATCTTGTCGATTTCGCCAGTCTTTGCAGTACGCTGCTCGTGGCGGATAAGGCCGCCGAGGTTGGTAGCGTCGAAAGTCTGCTGAATGAACTTTCGAGCCTGTTCCGGGTTAAGCAGCCCGGAAGTGAGCGAACCAGTGGAAATGGCCGCTTTTCTGATGATTGTGCTGTTGCTGTTCATATTCTGTTTTTCCTCCTTGTGTTGTATTAGAGAATGCCGCGCAGGTAATGTTCCTCACCTGCGGACTTCTGTACGCTTCCGTCGCCGTTGAAATTGCTCGGAAGCCCTCTGCTTTTCAGTACAGAGGCGGTAGCGTTCTCAACCGCTTTGGTAATCATGTTCTGCACCTGCTCGGTAGTAACATGAGGCTCCTCCTGCGGCTTGAGAGCCTTTTCTACGGCTGCCTGTACCATTGCGTCGATACTCTCCGGGGTAAGCTCCTCGGACTTCTCAACGCCTGCAGCCTGCGCCTGCGCTGCGCCCTCGCCCTTGTCGTCCGCCTCGCCTGCGCCCATAGCTTTTGCGATAGCAGCCTCAAGGGACTTTGTAACAATCGCTTCAACTTCCTGTTTAGTCACTTCTTTGTCCTCCTCGTCTTTCTTTTTGGTTTTGTCGTCCTCCGCCCCGGTCTCGTCCTCTTTGGATTTATTCTTTTCATCGTCCGTGTTCTCCTCCGGGTCGTCGAACTCTTTAAGGAATGTGCCGAGGCTTTCATAAATGCCCGACAGGGTATCCTTGTTCTTGGTGCTCATTTTCTTACCGGCCTTTTCAATCCCCTCCGGGCGGTCAGCTTCAATGGCTTTCGTGATACTTTCTTTCCCGGTCAAAATGCTGGTAATGATAGAAACAAAGTCCTCAAGGCACTCACGCACCTTGTCCTCATTCGCTTCATACTGCCAGCGTCCCGTAATCGGGTCATACTTGTATAAAATCTCCTCAAGGGAGTTAAAGGCGTTCCAAAAAAGACTGCCCTTGCTGCGCTCCTCGTAAAGCTCCGCCATAGCACCCTTTTCCACGACATTGACACCCAATGCCGCCGCCAACTGTTTCAGCAGCCCTTTCTTCGTGCTGCCTGCTGCCTGCTTTGTCACTTCGTCCAACTCTACGTCCTCCTCACTGTAATTTCCAACGCCGCCCATGCTAAAGCCTGTGATGTCGCCCTTTTCAATGGCTTCCCACACGCTCTCGTCCGTTACCTCAACGGTCATAAGCCATGTTCCCTTGCGGATTGTCTCGCCGTCGATTTCAAAATCTGCTTTCGCAATCCAGTTCTCCACGACGGTTGCTCCGTCCAGAACATCAAAGCTGTGCTGCAAGTCCACCTTGTCGCCGTTCTTCGCAAACCAGTACGCCGCTTTGGTGATTTCCTCCTCAGTCATGTAGTTGCCGTGGCTGTCCTCCTCCATAGGTTCGTACACAATGCCGGTAACATAGTGGCTCTCTGCGTCCGCCTTGATAATTCTGCCGTAGGTCGTAAACGACGCTTTCCCGTCGTCCGCTTTCTTCAAAAGGAACTGACGCTTATTGGCTGCCTTATCTACCAGTGAAACAAAACTGATTTTAGCGTCCGTGATTTCGTAGGCTTTCTTTAAGCCCTTTTTCATGCCTTTCTCACCTCCTTTCAAAGGCTCTGAAAATATAAAAAGCAGCGTCACCGCTGCCTCTTATCATGTAAAGCTCTGAACGGCTCTAAAACGCCGTTATTTGTTCAGACGGTAATTTCCCCGTCTGTATCGTTTTGGAAGCTCCTGCGCCGTCTGAGAAAGCAATAGGGCTATTCCTCCTCTATCCCGGCTTTCGCCTTGTTTCTCTCGTCCAGCTCTCGCTCCCAGTCGTCGTCCATTTCGTCAATGGCTTCCTGCTGCAATGCCTGTCGCTCCTCAAGGGAAAGACCGAGGATTTCCTCACTCACTACCGGTTGGCAAATGCAATGGCAGTTGATACTCTCCTCCGGCGGTAATGACGGGTCACGAGGGTACATACACTCGTATGTGCCTCCGTCTGCGCCTATCAGCTCGAAAGGCTCATTTACAGGAACCCTCTGGCCGTCCATGTCAACATGGTTCTGTCGTGGTTCGTTCCTGTATTCCCCGGTGTGCTTCCACATCTTCTCCTCAACCGCCGGTGACTGCATGAATGCTTCCTGCTGCGCTACGCTGTGCGCCCTCAAAACCTCTGTGACCGAAACCCTGCGGGCTTTGTAATACTCGTCCCTTATTCCGCTGTCGAGAATGGCACGGGTAAAGGTCGCTATGCTGTCGCCGTTCTCAAGTCCTTTTTTGAGTATGTTCTCAATTTCCTTGTGGCTGTTGAGCTTCATAATCTCTCCGAGGTCGCTGCTCCAACGCTCTATCCATGCCGTCGTGCGCTTCGATACCTGCGTCAGCTTCAAACTTCTGTCCGTCTGCTTGATGTACGCCTCAACAAATTCCGGCATGAACTTGTCGAACTGCTCTTTGAACACTTCAACGAGCTTTGCCTTTACTCCGTCGTTCAGCTTCACTTTCGGCCAGATGTCCGCTGCAAAGGCTTCGAGGTCAACCGCCTTTTCTGCCTCCCGGACGATGTAATCTGTCTCGTCCAGAAGTGCGTCCGAAACGCCGTCCTCCATGTCCTCAATGTACTTGACGGTCTTTTTCGCTTTGGTGTAGCCCTCCGCCTTGAGAGCGTCGGAGAGGTCGTCGTCTGCCTTTTCGATGTATGCGTCAATGGCTTTAATCAGCGGGCCGCATTTCAAACACATATCAGCTCGCCTCCTTATCCATTTGTTTCAAAAGGCTCTTGACCTCTTTCATCACGGCAACAACAGCGTCGTCGTGGTTCCCGGCTGCTTTCTCAATCTGCTTCTGCAGGCTCATGGTAAGCTGTCCGAGGTCAAATCCCATGCCGCTGCTCTGCGACTTGTTATAAGACAGTGGAATATCGCCCCATGCTGCCTCGTCCGGGTTCTCCGGGTAGTCCTCGCTGTCCTCTCCCAATGCCTTGTAAATAATTCTCTTTGCAAGGTTCGGGGTAAGACCTCCGGCGTTGTTGCCAACGGTAAGCAGCTTGTATAGGTCGTCCGGGTTGCTGATGTCCGGCTCAAGGAAATAAGCCTCAACGTACTGGAACTTATACCCGTTCAGCAGGCGGTTGTTAATCGCCCATGCGAGGCTCTTGCGCTCCGGCTGGAATACCTGCTCCTCTGTGACCTCCTGCGCCGTCTGCGCTGTCGCTCTGTTGAAGTCCGTCGTATAGCCAACGTAAAGGTCTGGCAACTGGAAAGAGGACTGCACCTTGCGGCGGTTGTTGTCGAGGTAATCTTGGAAAAGCTCGTCTTTCTGCAAGATATTCGCAAGGTCTTTCACTTCGATTTCCGGCTTTTCCTGCTGGTCGAAATCTGTTCGCCCGTCGCTGCTCTCCGTCTCAAGGATAATAAATGCGTGTTGACCGGCTTCTCCCTTGATGTCGTTCATGTACTGCTGCAGCTTGTCAAAACTCTCGTCCGTCAGTGTTCCGCCCTTAATCATAATCATAAGAGGCGTATGCCTGCCGTTCTCGAAGTAGTTGTTATTGAGGTTTTCCGCTTTCCTGCTGCCGTCTACGCCGAGTGTCTGGCCTATCCAGCGCACCTCACCGTATGGCTCCGTGCCAATGGTAAACTCCATAATCTCGTTGGCCTGATATTGCAGGTCGAGGGTTTCTCCCTCCTCAAGGTACTTGCCGTCTCTCCTATCCATAATTCGAGGGTCGCCAAATTCCTTGAAGTAGACCGTTTTGCCTCCAACCTCCTGCTTGTATTTGCAAAAGCGTTTCTTACGCTCAAGCTCTTTCCCGTGGTGGTAGTACATCGAGCCAATGTACGGCTCAAGAGGCTTTGTCTTGTAAACAGAGGGCGTGTCCTTGATGAACTCAATCTGAACCACGTCCCCGGCAACGTCCCGGATAACCTCAATGTAGGCGGCTCCGTAGGTCTCCCTCGCCTCGATGATGTCCTCGAACACCTCTTTGGTGTCCTGCTCAATGTTCAGCAGTTCGATAATCTCCTCCGCCCTGCTGTACTCTGCTGCCATTTCCGGGGTTTCCTCTACGTCGTCAACATATCTCACGCCGATACCGAAACCGGCGATATTGTTCTTGTACGCTCTGATACACTGAGGGAGAATGGTGCTGTGCTTCACAAGGGTTCTCAGCCCTATGCGGTCATTCATCGGCATTATCCAGTCCCCGGCGTTGAATGCGTCCTCCGGCGTAACCTGTACTGATACGTCCGCCTTTGTGACCGGGGCCTGCTGCTTATGCTCTTTGATAATGCGGGCCTCCATTCTCTGTTTGCTCTTAGCCATGCTTTCTCACCTCCCTGTTCTTTTTTGGTGGCTTCACTGGTAAACATAAAAGAAGAACGCAGTCGGCCTCGTCCGGGCTTGGCTGCCCTCGCTTCTTAACTGCGTCCTTACTCTCAATTTTTATCTTGCTGGCCTCTGTCAGCTCATACTTCCTGCCGGAAAGCTGCGCTACGAGGTCGTTGTCGTCCGGCAATATCAGTTCTACCGGCTTCTTGCTGCCGTCGTCGTCATAGGACTGCAACAGCTTCTTTACGACGGACATCATAAATGTGGTGCTGTCATGGAAATACTTGTGCTTTATCCTCTGGCCGAACTTGACCGGGTAAACCTCAAGCCACCAGAACCGCTCCGGGTTGTGCCTCTTTATCTGGCGCAAGCGGTCTACAACGCCGCCACCAACGCCGCCGTCGTCTATCTTCACTGGGATAGGGTCTGTCAGCTTGTATCGCTGCACCAGTTCCTCCCCCAGCATAATGATGTCGTCCGCCGTTTTCATGGTGTCCTGTCCCTGCCGTTTCTTGTAGAACGTGACTTTTTCATCGACCTTGTAGCCGATTACTGTCTTATCGTCTCCGAAACGGGCAACGTCACACCCAATATGAACCAAATCCGGGTGTTTTCGGGGAGAAAACTCCGTCATAATGGAATTTTCTACGAGCGAAAGTGGAATATAAATGTCGTCCTCCTGCAATGGGAACTCTCCGGCCACTCGCACTCGGAATACGTCGCTGTCCTCCCCGTACATATTGATGATTGTCTGAACAAAATCCTGTGATACTCTGCTGCTGTTTCGTCCGTCAATGTGGAACGCCGCATAGCTCGCTCTGTTCTTGGTGTGGCTCTCATAAAAGAAGCCCGACAACTGCGTCGGGTTCCCACACATCAAAAGCCTTGCGCCCGGTGTTGACAATGCACCGAGTACCGGCTCAAATATACTGTCGTCTACGCCGCTGGCCTCGTCTATGATATACAGAACGTCGTCTGCATGAAATCCTTGCAGAGCGTCCGGCTTGCTGGCTGTTCGGGCTACTGCGAACCATTCCTCCGGGTAGCCTCTCATGTAGACTTTTTCCTTTGTCCATATCAGCTCATTGGAGAGGGCTTTGTTGTGCCTCAACCACTTGCTGACCTCCGCCCAAAGAATATCGAATAACTGGTGCTGCGTCGGTGCTGTGCATGGTATCTTCGGGAATGGCCTCGTAACCATAAACCAAATAACCACCCACGCCTCAACCGTACTTTTTCCTACGCCGTGGCCGCTTCTTACGGTTGTGAGCTGGTTCTTTCCAACGCTGCGGAGTATCTTTGCTTGTTGTGCGTCGGGTTTCGCCCCGATAACGTCCTCGACAAACTCTACCGGGTGGTCGGCATAATACAAAATAGCCTCGCTGTCAAGCATCGTCCTCCGCCTCCTTTCGCTTCTTGTATGCCGCTATGATACTGTCAGCAAGCGTGTCGGAGTTGCTGCTCTCCTGTGTGCTGTCCTCCTCCAATGTTCTGTTGAGCCTTTCGAGGTCTGTTGCCATTTTGATAAATTCCTTAATGTCTTTGGCGGACATTTCCTCGGCTGATAAGTGTCCCAACGCTTCAAGGGCTTTCTTTTGGAGTTGCATTGCTATCCCGATATGGCGGTCTACCATTGCTTTGCGGTCTTTTACGGCTTTGGTGTGAGCCTCTTTTTCCAGCTCATTGTCATAGGCTCGGACACGCTCCGCCCAATCCCATGTGCTTTTCCAACGTCGAATTAAAGTACCACTTTTTTGCAACTTTTCCGCAACGGCTGTCAGCGTCCGCTTTTCTCCCATATCCCGGTAAGTAACGAATGCCTCAAATGCCTTTTCGCTTTCGCCCTTTTGACGTTCCCACGGCTTATCAGTCCATTTTGGCATTGTCCTCCTCTCCTTTACTGGCAGCCTATTCTTCTAAGCCAAAGAGCCGTTTATAATAGTCCGTCTTGTTTCCAAGCTCCTCCTGCATGAGGCCGTAGAAAGACTGGCTATTGATTTTCTTATTGATACCGGCAATCTGGTTAAGGCTCTGGAAGCACCCGCCTGTCCCGATTTGTTTCATAGTCTCGGTTGGCTCCGGGTTCTTCCCGTTCAGAAGCATACAGAGGTTGTAGTCGTTGCCCTTAAATCCCTCAAGGCCGTCAATGCCGCAGCAACACATACTGTCGCCCATTGCTCTGAGGCGGTTCTCTCCGGCGTAAAACTTCAAGCCGTGTCGATGTGCCTCTGCTCGAATGCTCTCGAACTGTGGTCTGAGTACGCTCAACGGGTAACAGTTGTCACCGCCGATTTTCACCATGCCTTTCTTGCCTTTGTAGAACTTCATGCCCTCGACTACGATACCGTAAACGCCTGCGGCTGCCAGTCTCGGAATGTTCTTCATAACGTCTCTGAAAACTTCCGGCATATACGGCTGTATTCTGACAATAACCCTCTGCACCCGTCCGGCAAGGGTCTCGACCATTTTCAAACGCTCCTCATACGGCGGCGTTCCGGGTTCCAGTTGGTCGTATTTGCTGCAAACCATAGAAACCTGCACCACGCAGTTGCATTTCGCCAGCAGGTCAAGGTATTCCGGCTCCGCTGCGAGCCTGCCCTTTGTGCTTACGACGAATGGATACTGCGTCTCTGCCAGCAGCTTCAAGCACTCGTAGCTGGCTCTGATATTCTTTTCAATCGGCTGGAATGGGTCACTCATTCCGCCCCAATGGATAGGAATATTCCAGTCGCACCACGCCGTTTCTCGGCCTCTCTTGCCCTCAATAAAAGAGCGCAGGGCCTCTACGGTCTCGTCCCTCTGGATTTTGGCGATATTCGCCTTTTTCTGCACGAAGCAGTATTTGCACCCGTGGCTGCACCCTTTGTAGGTGTCGAAGCGTATCGGGAGATTACATAAAATAACCTGTGTTCCGCATTTACAACCCATGCTAAATTTCCCCCTTTGCTTTCTGAATAATCAGCTCCACAAGTGCCTCTTTGCCGAAGTCTTTCACATAGGCTTTGAGGTCTGCTTGGTCTGCCTTATCAAATGTGAGGCTGATGTTGAACAGCTCCTCAATGCTTTTCAGCTCCTCGTCCACGGTGTCTCCGTCGATAAGGCCGTCAATATCATTTGTGAGGCTGTCGATTTCCTGCTGCGTAAATCCCGTGAGGCTTGCGTCCTCTCCAAGCTCTGTAAGCAGCTCCGCCAGTTTATCGTTATCCCAACCGCCCTCTACTTTGTTCAGTGCGACGTTGAGCTGGCGTTCCTGCGTCTCGTCGAGGTCAACCACAGATACGTCTACCTCTGTTTCTCCCTCATTCTCAAGCACGGTCAATCGCTGGTGGCCGCCTACCACCCGGTTCGTCCTCTTATTCCAGATTACCGGGATAATCATGCCGTAGGTCTTAATGCTCCTGCGCAGGTTCTCGTACTCCATGTCTCCGGGGATAAGGTCAATACGAGGGTTGTAGGTTGCTCTTTCCATGTCGGAAATCTTTTTTCTTTCAATCTGCATTACAAGCCCTCCTTTACCTTGTTGATAATCGCCGTCGCAAGCTCCTCTTTCGCATTGGCGGTGTTCTTCACATAGCTTTCTACGGTTTCCCTTGCACCTGCCGGGAGGCTGAATGTCATAACAAAGGTGCTGCGCTCCTTATCGTCCCCGTAGTCCGAAAAATCTTCTTCCATGAGGTCTTTAATGTGGTCGTACTGCATTAGTAGTCCCTGTAACTCCCAGTCCTCATATCCAGTCAGTTCTAAGTCCCCGGTCTCCTCAAGCTCCTGCAAAAGGTCGGTCAGCTTTCCGATGTCCCAGCGTCCCTTTACCTTGTTGAGCAGCACATTGAGGATTTTCTCGTCCTTTTCTTCGAGGTCTACCACTACGCACTCGATTTCCTCTGCTCCCTGTTCGAGCAGAACTTTGAGCCTCTGGTGGCCTCCGACGACGGTTCCTGTTCTTTCGTTCCAGATTATAGGCTCTACATAGCCGAACTCCTCAATGGAACGGCGGAGCTTCTGGTACTCTGCGTCCTCTGGCTGTAAATCCTTTCTCGGATTGTACGTCGCTGCCTTTAATTCTGTTGCTTTTAGCGTCCTTACATTCACGCTCTCACTCCTTTCCGTCCCGTTTTGGGTCATTTATCCACAAAAAAATACACAGTCTGTGGATAACTCCGCCAAACTGTGTATCTCTCTTTTTCGCACTTTACCGCCTACCATTTTATCAGCTCCATAGTGGAAATGCAATGGCGGCTTTGTGACATTGGTCTCTCAAAAGCGGTCTATACCGCCAATTCCGAATAAGAGGGCTGTCATATCTGCTGCGCAAATATCCACGTCACGGTAAACAGTTCTCCTGTCGATTTGCTCCTGCTTTGCAATCTCCTCCGCTGTGGTGTAGTCCTCTGCGATATAAAGGCTCTCCAACACTCGCCAATGTCTTGCGTCGTCGGCCCTGCTGGAACGCTCGCACATAATCTTGTAACATTCCAGCATTTTATTTACATGGGTCATAATAATTCTGGTGGCGATATAGTTCTTCTGAATACTCTCTACGAATATCTCCTCGTCTGCCGGGCGGCCCATGTTCTGCATGATTTCCTCGAAATTCTCGTCCGCTTCCTCTGCGCCGTCGGTATTGAATACGGCGTTTTTGTAATATTCATTGAGGCGGCGGTAATTTCTCAAAAGCAGTTTCGTGTTGTGGTACTTATAATCGTACTGCTGCTTTCTGAATTTCTGCTTTTCTCTCTCCACAGCCTTTACTGCCGCTGCTGCTCCGACCTCTGCTCCGGCGGCGGCTCCGATTGTCACTCCGAGGTTTACCGCTGCCTGCAGTTTCTCGTCAATGCCTTTCATGCAGGCTTCCGTTGCCGCCATTACAGCGGCTTCAATGAGTGCCTGTATCTCTGTTTTCTTCTTCATGGATAGCTCCCTCCTTTTATTTTTTTCGGGAGTTCGCCTCCCTGTTTTCTGTTACAAAAATTGAAGCACACCGCCCACATAGCGGATTTTGTACTCCTGTACGTCCTCCGGCGTTATGTACTTCCTGCCGTAGTGGTCTTTCATGTCTCTAAAAACCGCCCACGGTATCTTGAAATACTGCTCAAACCCAAAGGAAACCATAACGAAACACTCCGCTCCCAGTTTCTCATGTCGGTTGAGCTGCTTTTCCTGCTCCTCGCTTATCACGCTGCGCTGCATTCTGTCGCTGTCCGTGTGCTTGGCCTCAAATACGATAGCTTTTCCGCCCTTGAGGGTTCCTTTGTAGTCTGGCTGCGCCTGTTTGGTGTAGCAGGCGAGGAACTGGCCTCTGCTGTTTGGTCGTCCGAGTGGTTTCATCGGCTCCGGGGTCTTTGTGATTTCTGCCTGTTCATGGAGGCGGTAGTGTCTGCAAGCCGCTTCCAGCATATTCTCCCAATATTCCCCGGATACTCTGCTTCTCCTGCCGGTCATAACCGCTTTGTAATGTCTCTCGTCCATTAAATCAGCCCCTTTTCTGTCGCAAACTGCGTAATCTTGTAGGCTGTCGCTCCCTTAATGCCCTTGCACTCACCGTCTGAAAGCGCAGAGAGCAGCTTTTCTATTGCCGATGTATTCTCGTTAGGGTCTGCTGCTTCCGGCTCGTCCTGCGCCTCGTGAGAGGACGAGAGGCTTACCTCCGGCTCTGCTGCTCGATGAAACTCCTCTACGAGCTGTCGGTCTGTCATTTTTCTAAGGCGTACCGCTTCCTCGTGGATTGCCTTTTCCTCTGCTGTTCTGTTTCTCTTTTTACTCATGTTTCTCCTCCAAAATCTCCTTAACCTGTCTGAGCTGCTGTACCGTGTATGAATTTATTCTTGAGTAGTCGGTTGCTTTTGAAATCCAGTCTTTCAGCATATCACTTTCAATGTCCTCAAGAGCGGCTTGCTGCGTCGGGAACAATCTGCGCCCGGTGTTGCAGTAATCAACCTCGCTGAGGTAATTGTCGTCGCCTCTCACATTGTAAAAATCCGATGTGATACTGCTGCTTTCCTGCTTCGCTGTCTTTACATACTTTCTGCCAACCGATACAACAACGCACTGCGAAACAAAATGTTCCTGCGTCCTGCCTCTCTTTCTGGTTAAGATGTAGGCTGTCTGGCCCGGTTTGAAATCCTTTACTGATACCATGTCTCTCCTCCCTACTTTCCGATGTGCGCCTGCCCTTTCAATCTGATTTTATGAAACGGGCTATCCAGTCGTCGGTTAAATTCCTCCGCTATCTCCGTGTCGGAAAATTCGCTGAGTTTGGCCCCGTACTTCATGGTGTGAAATTCATCGTCGCTAAGTCCCTCGAAATACGGTATACTCCCCTTGGAAATTATCTTGTTTTCCGGGTAACTCTTGCGCTGCTTGAACTTCTCCCAGTCGTTTTTGAAAAATGCGCCGGTCACTCTGGCTTTCTGTCCCCAGCAGTCCGTGTCGATTGTCACACGCACAACCCTCTTGAGTTCCTGCTCTGAAACAATCCCAGTTATGCAAACGTCTAATATATCCATGCTGCCTCCTTACGCAAACGGGCCTTGAGTTTTGCTGTCTGCAAATTCCACTCGGTCTGCGACAACTTCCGTTATTTTTCGGCTCTTTCCGTCGCTGTCGTTGTAGTTTCTGGTTCTGATTTCTCCTCGCACAACAATCTTGCTGCCTTTTTTCATATACTCGCTGAGGAATAATGCTGTTTTATCCCATGCAACGATAGTCGGGAAGTCTGCCGTATCGTCCTTGCTGGCTCTGTCTACTGCGAGGTTGAAGTTTGTGCAGGGCGTTCCCTGCTGCGTATATCTCAGCTCAATGTCAGCCGTGAGCCTCCCGGTCAAAATTACTACATTCACTCTTTTTCTCCCTCCTCGTAATATCGGTCAAGCCATTCCTGCTGCTTTTCGGTCTCCCATGTTTTTCTATCCCACGGAAGCTCTCTGAACATATTTTCTTCACCCGCAATCGGAACAAGGCTGTCTTTCATAAAGATTGTGATACTGTTCTCAATGCAGGTCTTTATGATTGCTTCCAGCCAGCTCTTTTCTGGAACAACCTTATCTTTTCTCCTGCCGGTTTCAGCCCATACAATTACCCACTGTGCAAACGTGTCACACATTTTTCCGATTTCTCCGCTGTAATCTCTCAATATCGGTTCAATGCTCACAAACGTATGCCACGCTCCGCCCCAAAAGAATTTTTCGTCTGGTGTTGTAGCCGTAGTTCCGTACCACATATTATCCTTTGCCGGAAGTTTTCCTGCCTGTGCAAGGTCGATATATCTCTGTGGGTTTTTGGTGAGGAATAAATATGTGTGCTGCGGTGCTTTTTCACAGGCCGCAAAGACTTCCTCTATCCATTCGTCCGGCACCCATGAGCCAAACAGGTCTGCCATGCTACATACAAAAATCGTTCGCCCTTTTTTCTTTTCGTATTCGTCAAAACGGTAGCGGTGAAGCGTCGGAACAAATCCGTATGGGTACGCTTCTGCTTTTTCGCTTTCCTCTGCATAAACCTTGTTGTCGAGGACGTGAATTTTTTCGTCGCTCCACTTATCCCCGTGTCCCGAAAATCTGTTCGCTATTCCTCTGGCGTAACAATACGGGCATTCATGATAACACCCGGTTACTGGGTTCCATGTGCTGTCGCACCACTCTATTTTTGTTTTATCCATGTCTTACCCTCTCTTTCTGTCCCGTGCTGCAGAGCGGAACATCATCAAAAGCATTTCTGATACTGGCCGCTCCCGGTCTTTTCTTTTTGCCTTTTTTACAGAGCGCAGCTCCGAACCGTCCGGGCAATACACTCCTACTGCGTATGGGATTTCCAAACTGACCGCCGCATAAACTTCCTCCGGCATAATGTAATAGTTGAAATCGCCTATGAAGTTGTGGCCGTTCTTTGAATGAAAATCCTCAACCGAGGACTTTACCTCGTAACAGTAGAAATCTCCCTTTTCAATCCCTCCAACCGTGTTATTTACCGGCTTGAACTTCATGTAATCAACTCGTATGGCGTGGCTGCTCGAATAATCGAATGTAACCTCTTTCGCCCAATATATCCGAGGGTCGTTGTATGGGTTTATGAGCTTCTCTGTCATTACAGAAAGGGCTTTTGTTATCTCTCCTCTTTTCACTCCGGCCCTCCTATCTGTACTCTTTCCCGGTTGCCTTGTCTCTGAGGGTGATACGCCCCACAACCTCGAACCCGGCCAGCTCTGCCGTCTGCTTCAAAATCGGGATAAGGTTGCCGATTACGGCCATGCGGGCCGCTTCTCTCCGGCGTTCCCTTTCTCTGATGTTGTTCCATGCTCCTCCGGCGGTAGGGTCGGCGTAACCCTCCGCATTTTTATCCATTCTATCGGTTGCCAATCTTCTCCGCCTCCTCTCTGACCGGGCAAGTGTTACAGCTTCCCTGCCCGCCAACATAAATGCAGTTGCAGTCCGTCAGCGCACAGGTGTACGTCTTTTTCTTTTCCTCTTTTTCTTCCTCCGGGTCTGGTACTGATGAAAAAATGAATAAAAGAACCATTCCAACAAACCCAAGCAAGCAAAATCCTCCGATACCTGCCAAAATATAAATCGCTACCATGCTGCACCTCCTTTATGTCGCTGGCTGCAATACCTCCTGTGCTGCTTCTGAGCCGGTTTCTCCCTCGGTATTTGCAAGCCTCTTTATCTGTCGGTCTACTTTGTTCTCTATGGTCTCCTGCACGAGGTCTCTGCCTCCGTAAATCATAATAATCTGGGTAAGCATGATGATAACGTCCGCTACCTCCTCAAGAATGTTCTCTCTCGCTGCTTCGAGGTCTTTGCTGCCCTGCGCTGCTTTGCGGCGGTACTTGAGCAATGCCTTTGTCAGCTCGCTCATTTCCTCTACCGCCATATCCACTTGTGCCTCTGCTCCGTAGGTGTCTACGCACTCCTGCAATACCTCCGGGCGGCTCGTGGTCGGCAGGCCCGTGGTCTCGTATCTTTCCAGCCACGCCCTCACATCTGCCATTCCGTAAAGAGCCATATGCAGCAATGCGAACACGCCCTCAAGGTCGTCTGTGCCGAACTGCAGGTTATCGTAAAGAATTTCGTCCAGCTCCTCGTCCGTGAGTTCGTCTGCGTCCGCCGGTGCTGCGTGTTTCGCACAAATCTCTCTAATAAGGTCTCTTACAGAGATTTCTCGGTCAAAATCCCTGTACCACGCTTCCCTGTTCTTCACGAAAACAAAATTGTGGGCCAGCTCGTCTGCGCTCATGTTGCTGGTGTCGTTGCAAATCTTTCTGAATATCATTCTGCCGCCCTCCTTACTCGATTGTGACGTATGTGTTTCTGCGGTTATTCAACTGCATACTTACCGGGTTTCCACAGTTCAAACAGTTGTAGTCAAATGTCTCGTCGGTGATGTTGGTCTTGTACTTCCAGTAACTCCCGCATTTGCAATGTAAGTGGGCCATTTTAAGGCCATGCAGCGGCGTAACCTTTCCGCAGCACTCACAAGTGTACTTTGACATCGGGGTTTTGCTGCAAAATCCTTTGGTCTTTCCGCAATGCTGGCACTTGATAAGCAAAAATCCTCTGTACTCCTCCGGCTCCGCCGGTTCTTCCTTTTCTTCCTGCGCTACGCTTGCGCCTCTGAAATCCCCGAAAAGGCTCTCAACTCTGCTGCGTGGCTTCTCCTTTGGCTTGATAACTTTCGGCGGCTCCTGCGGTACGCTGGCGGGTCTGACAGGAGTTTCCTCTTTCTCCTCCTGCCCGGTTGCGTAGTCCAGTGCTTTCTTCATAAGGTCGTTGGCCTTATCCTGCGTCATATTGAAGCTCATTTCCCCGAATGGGGTTTTGATTGTTACCTGCATATTCTCTCCTCCTGTTTTCTGTATTCCGAGGCTTGTCTGCAAAGCTCGGTCAATTTTTCTCATTTCCGCCACGGTTACGCTCCCAATATGTTCCTTGAGCCTGCTTTTGCATACCGTTACAATCTGCTCGCAAAGGGCTATTGACGGCCTCCGGGCTGAATTTATATAAACGTGCGTCGGAATGGTGGTCTTTCTCTTTGTTGTAAGGTAAACGACTTCTACTACCGGCGCATGGCGGTTCCCGGTGTTGTTGCTCACGATTACCGCCGGTCTGTTTCCTCCCTGTTCGCTGCCTGTCGTCTCTGTCCCTCTGATGTAGTAAATATCTCCTCGTTTGGCCGTTTCCTCCGCCTCCTCTCTGTATGGGGCGACTATCGCCGCCCCTGTCAGTTGCTCAGTAAGCAGTTATCAGTGTTTCTTGAAATAAGCGGAGCGGAAGCCGAAGTTCCAGTCGGAATTGGAGCGAGGGTCGGCCAAGGCCGTGTAGAACAGACCCGCATGCCCACCGTTGTACCAGCTGCCACCACGAACCGGGAAATATTCTCCGTCGGTGCTGTCAATGTAGAGGTATGCTTTCGGCTCCCCGGCGAACAATGCAAGCTCCTTGAGCTGTTCACTCTCGCAGTCGATGTCTACGTCCTCCCAGCAGTCCCCGGTGTAGTCCTGCTCAACAGCCGGGTATGTGGTAATCTTGATACTGCCGTCTACCGATACCTTTACGATGTTGCCGGAATTGTCCTTAATTCTGTGCCAGTCGTCTCCCTCCTGTGTGAGGTCGATGTTGAGTGCTGCGTCGTTGTCCTTTGCTGCATACAGTACACCGTCTTTGATACGCAGCCCTCTAAGCATTTCCCACACGTTTCCGCATAAGTCGTGTACGCCCTCCGGGGTGTGGTTGTGCGTCCATGTAGCCGGGCCGCTGCCGGTAAGGGTTCTGCCGTTGCCTCCGTCATACTTCACGCCCTTTTCGCTTGCGTCTGCGTGGTACTGCCCGTCGTTGGTGTTTCCATGCGGGAGGGTTCCGTTCTTGAGGCTGATATTTGCAATCACCCCCCACTCTGCTGCGGTCATAAGGTGCCAGCCCTCTCCCTTACTAAAACAAGCCTCTGCCGCTTCATCGTTGGTAAGGTTCGTCCACGGCTTCTGATATGGCAGGCTGTACGGCTTCCCGTTAATTTCGCAGTTCGGGTAAACTGAAATATAAATCTCGTCGTAAACCTCTCCGCCGATAACAAATGCCGGGTGAGGCCTGTCGCTGCCTCCGAACAGCTCCTTATTGCTTACACGGATGAATTTATACATGAATGAGGGAATACCGGCGTTGTCGTAAATTGCTACGACGTTCCCCTCTACGCCCGGCTGCTTGGTCTCAACCGCTGCGAGCTTGACCTCTTTCTTTCCCTCCGGGGCCGGTGTTACGTTCTTTGCCCCGAACAAAGTCTTGAGCAAATCCTCGTGGATAAATTCAAGGTCTTTTCCCTCAAATACTGTCTCAGAGCTGTAATCTCCTGCGGTTTCCGTGTGTCTGATTTTCATTTCTGCCATTGTGTTTTCCTCCATTTTTATTTTCTTATCGTAATTGAAAGGTTGTAAATAAACTGGCCGCAGCGTACAATTTCGTCGTATTTTCCCCAATATCCGAGTTTCTTCATGCCACGGACGCTCCCGGTGCAATGAATAGAGGGGTGTGCCGCTTTCTCTGCCTCTGATAATTTCTGATACCTCATTCTGCCTCCTATTCCGGCAAATCAATGTTTACGATGATTGCCTTTATCCACGGTAAGCCTGCGTATGCCTCCGCTTCCTGTTCGTCCGTCATGTCTGTGTAATAGTCGTCGCCGTATCTCTCTGATAAAACTTTGTCAACCTCCGAGGGGTCGTCGTCCTCACGGAAATGTACCTGTTCCTCTCCAATGAGATATTCTCCGATATAGCTGCTACCCCAAGAGCCGAGCCAGCGTCCGCTATCGTCTGCCACAATTTCGTAGTCCACCATAGGAACTATTGGAAGCTCCGGGTTCTCCTGCATGAGCCTGAATAGTTCCTCCCGGTTCTCTTTTTCATTTTCTCTTGCCACACTTATTCCTCCTCGTCCTGCAAATAATCGAATATGTTTCGCTGCCCCGGTATCGGTTTCTGCGCTTCCTCCTCTTTCCGGGCGTTCTTTGCGCACTGGCAGCCATATCCACGCTCGACGGCCTCTTTACTCGTAAGCAGCCGTCCACACCTCTTGCATTTGCGAACCTGTATCGTAAATATGCCGTCGTCCATGTGTCCTCCTTACTTGCCCCTGCAATCTTCCCAAGCCATAGTCATTACGGTGCTGGTTTCTCGCAGGCGACTTATAATTGCCATGATTTTCGTGTTGTCAAATCCCTTTGGGGTAAGGGCGTTTATAAGTCCGTCGGTGTTATAGTTGGTCGTTACAATGGTCGGCTTCATGTCCTCGTAGCGGTCATTCAGAATGGAGTAGAGGGTACTCATACTCCAATCGCTGCACTGCTCTTTTCCGAGGTCGTCAATGATAAGCAAGTCCACCTTTTTGTATGCGTCCAACACCTGTGCCTCTGTCACTCCCTCGTTGTCAAACGCCTTTTTCACGTCCAGAAGCAGGTCGCTTGATGTCTTGCATATTACGGGTATTCCCTCTCCGATAAGCTGTAAGGCAATCGCCGCCGCAAGATGTGTCTTGCCGGTTCCGTTGGTTCCCTCTATGTAGAGGCCGTCTCCCTTTGCCTTGTGGTATGCGAAGTTGTCCGCATACTCTTTGGCAACCCTGTAATTTTTCTGGCGGCCCGGCGTGTCGGTTCGGAAGTTCGGGAATGTTCTCTGCTGGAAACGCTTCTTAATGCCGCTGTTTCCGAGCAGGCGGTCAATCCTGCTCTGCATGGCTCTCCTGCGTTCCTCGTCCTCTTTTCGGGCTTTCTCCTCCGCCTGTTTGCGGTCATATTCCCGCCAGTAGGCAACTGCCTTTTCACAGGTGCAGCGCACATTCGGTCTCCAAAGGAAAACCATGTTCTGTAACACAATGCCCTGCGGCTGTATCGGCTGGCCGCAAAACTGGCATACCTGCGGCTCCGGCGGTGCTACACGCCACTGAATGCCTCTCTCTTTCGCTTCCTGCGGCGTAACCATGTTACTCGCTGCCTTTGAATCCTCCCGACGGCGTAAATCCTCCGGGGTCTGTCGCTGGCCCGCTGCTTCTCCTATTCTGGTAAGCTCCATAGCCGTTTCCTCCCTCCTGTGCAAATTCGTTCAAATAGCCTTTGGCATTCAGCCATGAGGCCGGTAATGGCGTGTACTGTCTCTCTCTGAAACGGTTATCAAATTTCTTTGACAGTTCAACCGCCTGTATAATTTTCTCTGTCATGGCCTCGTCCGGCTCCGGCTCAATCTTCGCCCATGCCTTTTCTGCCGAGGCTCTGTCCTGCTTTTTCGGGTATGCTGCATAGAATTTTTCAAACAACTCCTGCTGCTTCACCTTGAGAATGGACTTTCGTTTTGTGGGTCTACCTCTCTTTTTCGGCTTTTCCTCTGCCTCCGGCTCTGGCTCCTCTTTTTTCTGAGGCGGCTCTGCCGGTGTGGGTGTCGGTTCTGCCGGTTCCGTGAACGGCTTGCATGGTATCTGTACTGTTCTCTTTGCGTAAACCTGCTGCAGGTTGTCAACAAGTCTCTGACACCAAATGAGCTTGTGCGTGTCCCATAATTCCTTGTCAATCTTTCCAAGCTCCGCCAGCGTCTCTAAAATGTCGTCTGCCGTCTCCTCACTCACCCTTGCCAGTGATACGAGGTACATCTTGTTTGCACTCACTGAACAGTCGTAACAATGGCCGTCGCTGCGGCCAAGAAGCTCTAATAACTTGAACCAAAAAGCATAGCCGTCGTTCCCCCACTTATTCTCCAATATGAATTTGGTCTTGCTGTCGGCTCCTACAAAATGCGGAAAGTAGTCTACCGTCTGTTTTCGTGGTCGTCCCAACGATTACACCTCCTTTTCGGGTTTTTCCGGGGAGAAAACTCCCCGGAAATGCTGTTTTCTACTCATAAATTACTTTGCTGCCCTCTGCCGTCTTTACTACATCGACGCTCTGCGGAAATCTCGACTTCATAGCCGGGTCATGGGTGATTGCCATAACCTTGAGATTGCTGTATCTGTTCTGAATTGCTTCCAGTGCGTCGCAATATGCCTGTACGCCCGGAGCGTCGAGGAATGGCGGCTCGTCGATGAACAGGAACCCAAGCTGTACGCCCGCCTTGCTGCTCTTAATCTCCGAAAGAGCGAGGATAACGGACAACGCTGCTTTTACCCTCTCGCCTCCGCTTCTGCTCATGTAAGGAAGTCGCCCGGTGTCTACGTCATTGATGATGATGTCGAGGGTCGTTACCTCTTTCTTGCTGTTGGATTTCAGAACCTTTTCGGTCACGAACTCAACGCTCATGCGGCCCTGTGACATCTGGCCGAGGATATTCGTTGCCGTGGCCTCAAATACCGGGATAATGCTGCGGATAATATTGTGAGGGATGCCGTCCTGTGAGAACGCCTTTTTCAGCTCCTCATATCCGGCTGCCTTGCCTCCGAGTACGTTTACACGGTTCTGCAGTTCTGCCGCCTGTTTTAATTTCTCCGCCTGTTCCTCCGCCTGTTTCTTCAAGCCTCCGAGTTTCAGAGTGGCCGCCTGCGCTGCGTCCTGCATGGCCTTGATTTCTGCCTCTGCTGCTTCTACCTGTGCCTGCAGCTCTGCCGTTCCTACGGTCTTGCTCTGCTCCTCTGCAAGCTCTGTACGGGTTTCTTCGAGTTCTTTTTCGAGTTCTTCAATCTCTCCACTCAATTCAAGAACTCGCAGGCTGGCCGCCTCTTTCTGCTGTCTTGCTACCGGGAGCTGCTTCTCCTTATCCAGCCATGTTCTGGCTGTCAAAATATCCTGCTGTAACTTCTCATATTCGCTGTTGGCTGCTTCTACCGCCTCAAGCTCTGCTGTAACCTTTTCCAGTTCGGCTTTTCCCTTTGTGGCTGTCTCCTCTGCGCTCGCCTGCGCCTTTGCCAGCTCCTCGGAGCGTTCCTGCATGAGTTTCAGCTCGTTTCTCTGCGCCTCAAGGCCGCTGTACTCTTTCTCTGCTGCCTCAAGCACTCTCAAATCGCCTCTAAGAGCCTCGATTTCCTCCGGGAGGTGCAATTTATCGCTGAACACGGCTTCTGCCTGTCTGAGCGTATCTGAAAGGCTCTGACGGTTAGCTGTGTACTCTGCCTCAAGGGAGGTAAGTGCCGTCTCTGCCTCCGGCAATGCTTTCTTGGCTTCCAATGCGTCCGCAAGGAACTTACAGCTCGCCTTTTCTACGTCCGGGCAACCGCTGTTATCCAGAAGCTCAACTTTGCCTTTGAGGGTCGTAATGCGGTATGACAGTTTTTCTTTTGCTTTCTCATAGTCTGCTTCCAGTCTTTCCAGCTCTGCCTCTGCGTCGAGTACCGCCTGTCGCTGCTCCGTGTACTCTGGCAAGCCCTTTTCCAGCTCTGTAATCTTTCCGGCGGTGCTTTCGTACTGCTGGTGCTTTTCTTCCAGCTCCGCCGCACGGGAAATGGCTGCCTCAAGTGGCCCAATCTTTACGAGCGTGATAGCTGCCTTTTTCTGTGACAGTTCCTTTGCAGACTTCTCCGCAAGGTCAATAGCGGATTCGAGCTGCTTCTTTCTCTGCGTGAGGTTGTCGTATGTAGCCTTGCCCTTAATCAGCTCTTTTTCCTTTTCCAGCAGTCCGTTGTAGGCTGCCACTCCTGCCGTGATTTCCTCCTCTTTGGCGAGAATAGTGTCCGCTGCCGTTACAATGCCTACCTGTGAGGTCTTTGCTGCCTCTTTGGTGGCTTTCTGCGTTCCGAGGGTGGTAATCTTGCCGTTGAGTTTGATAACACGGCCTGCTGCCTCTAACTGCGTGTTGAGCTTCACCTTGAGGCCGTCAATCTCTGTTGTCTTTACCGCTGCTGCCTGCTCGTAGGTCGCTTTGGTTTCTTCCTCCGCTGCAATCTGCGCCTCAAGCTCCGCTCTGTCCGGCAACCCCGACAAGATAACGTCTGTCTTGTCCTGCAACTGTCTTATCTGTCTATTAGTCTCCGTCGCTTTGTCTGCTGCCAGTTCCTCCATTCCGGCATAAATGCCGAGGCCGAGAATATTTCCGAGGATATTCATGCGGGCTTCTTTGTCCGCCTGTAAAAAGAGGCCGTACTGGTCTTGCATGATAAGGGCGCAGGCTTTCAACGTGAGGCTATCCATGCCGATAATATTGATAATTTCCTGCTGGGTGTCTTTGAACTTCTCCTTAGAGCGGTCTACCCATTCGCCCTCAACAAATTCCGAAATATTCAGCGTCGCCTTGCCGGACTTCTGGCGGGTTCTGGTTACTCGATAAAGGCTCTCGCCTAGTTTGAATGTGAATTTGATTGCGCCGCTTCGTGCGTCCGGGTCATTACAAATCCACCCGGTGAGTTCGCCCTCTCTGGTCTCCTCGAAAAGAGCGTCCGCCATTGCGTCCATGAATAAACTGCTCTTTCCTACGCCGTTGCTGCCGTTAATAGTGCAGAAGCGAATATCCTCGAATGAGAACGTCTCCTCACGGTAGTTGCGGTAGTTCTTGACCTCAATCTCAACCGGGACAAACAGTCCTGTATGTCTCTCTGTCGTGGCTTTCTCCGTTGCCTCTGCGATAATCGGTCTTGCCAGCTCGATAATCTCTCCAAGGCGTTCCGGCGTGAACTCTTTCTCCGCAAGGTATTCCGCCAGATTGCTCTCCGGGGTTCCGTCTGCGTCCATGCTCTTTTTATCCACCGTGATACTGATTTTCTGTGGTGTAATCTCCTGTACCCAAAAGGCTCCGCCCACGTTGTAGAGTGCTGCCTCATACACCGTATGGTTGAATGCCTTGTTATGCTCGTCCGTGCAGTCGTAAAGCACTCTCACGATGTCTCCCTTTACGTCCGGCACCGGGAACGGGAATTTATCCTCTGCCCTGTCTGCGTTGATAATCTCCGCTACGTCCTCGTCCTTGAGACGGATTGTTTTGTACTGTCTCGTCGGAAGCTGCTTGAATGTGGAGTGTACCGTTCCGTCGTCCTCTACATCGTGCAGCCAGTAGCCTCTTTCCTGTCCCTCATCGTTGAAGTTGAGGGCTGAAATCGCTCCGCAGTAGAATGTGTTCTTGCAGCCGTCGAGCTGCTGCGGTCTGTGAATGTGTCCGAAGCATACGAGGTCAAAGTCTGCCGCCTGCAGCGTGTCCGGGTAAACCACCGGCTCAAACTGGCTAAAGAATGCCGTCTGCCCGCTCTCCATGTTGCACCCGGTAATGGTGTAGTGTGATACCAGCACCGTCGGGCTGCCTGCTTCGCACTGCGCCTTGAGGCCAACAATCAAATCTGCGATTGACTGTGTAAATACCTCGTTTTCCTCCTCTTTGGAGAGGCCGGGGTGCTTCGCTCTGTAAAAGCCTCTGTCAAATCCCGGCAGACACGCAATCTGTACCGCCTTGCCGTCATAGCTGTGGTATGTGCCTACGTCCGGCTCAGTGATGATGTGTACGCTGTCGTCGCCGTAAAAGGTGCTGTCAAGCGTCTTGAACTGCTCCTCGCTGTCGTGGTTCGGGGTTCCTCTCATAACCACTACCGGGCAAATTCTTTCCAACTCACGCAGGAAGCGTACCGCCGTCTGCTGCTCTTTCAATCCTCTGTCGCTCCAAACTCTGGCTTGATGAAAGATGTCGCCTGCGATTACCGCAATGTCCGGCTTCTGTTCTTTTGCGCCCTCTACCAGTGCGTCAAGGCACTTGCAGATGTCCTTAAATCTCACGTTTTCCCCATTTTCCTCCGGGCCGGGGAAATTCCCGATATGTAAATCGCCTGTATGTAAAATTCTGATTGCCATTACTGATTCCCTCCCTGTTTTCTCTGACAAGCCATGCAGAGGGTTCTTCCGTACTGCTGCTGGCTGTATCTCACAACGCCGTTGCTGACCTTTACTCCGCACTCAACGCACACATTCGGGTCGAAGTCCGGGGCCGCCTCTGCTGCTGCCTGCTGGCGTTCCTGCGTGGCTCTTGGCGGTTCTGCTGGTGCTTCCTTGTAGGCTGCGTTCTCCGGCTGCTCAATCGGCTTTCCCGGTGTCTCGTACTCCATCCCCTCCTCCACGTCGTCCTCAACAAAGATTGCACGTCTGGCCTCCGTGTTATGTCCGCCGTAAAGCTCCTGCGCCGATGTGAAGAAATGTCTTACCGCCTCCGCTTTTACCGCCTCGTTATCGAGGTTCGGTACGAGGTACGCCACAACAAACGGTTTCGCCAGCTCTGCGAGGCTGTAAGTGCCTTTGATGTGCATGGCCGCTCTCAAGGCTCTGTTGATTGCTTTGGTCTCGCACATTTCCGAGCGAAACTTCAAAAATTCCTTTTTCTGAAACTCCGTCATTCCTACCGAAACATCGTCAACGATGATTTCCTTGTGGGCCACAATCTCGATGTTTTCCCCGGTGAGCTGCGGCACGGAAATCCTTGCCTCAAACTTCACATCTTTGTTGCCGCAGGTTCCGCAGTTGACCGGCCTGCCAATGCTCTTGTTGACCTCTGCGCACTTCTGGCAGGTGGACGGGATAATCGGGCGGGTTCCCAAAATCTTAATGCCTGCGGCTCGCATGAGCTTGTTGAGGCCCTTTTTGGTTAAGGCCCAGCCGTCGGCTTTCGCCTTGCTTCTGTCCTGCAAGTAAATTTCTTTGTCAGCCTCATTCGTGGAAATCTGTACGGCGTTCATTACCGGCTTGTGGATTTCCGCAATCTCCGCTACGGTCTGCATAGGCACCAGCAGGTTGTACCTCTCTGCCGGGTACTGGGCCGTAATCTGTAATGTGTTTTTGTTGTCCATAAATATTCCTCCTTGTAATCCGAAAAATTTCGTGCTACAATGGAGATACAGCGTAGTGGACGGTTCGTGTTTATGACACGGGCTGTCCTTTTTTTATCTCCATGTCTGCGTATCGGTTAAGCTCCATGAGTTCAAACGTGAACCGAGAGAATCTATTCTGCTGAACCGTTTCAGCTATGAGCTGGGCTAAATACCGAGGCTCCTGTCTTATTCCTCCCTCGTCTCCAAATCTCTCGATAATGCCTTTGAGCTTGCGCTCTGCGTAGCTCTTTGCCTTATCCCACTCTGAGCTCTCTATCTCTGTGCCGAGCCTCTGCTCTGCTTCCTGTTTCAAATCTGCCTCTGACATCTTCTGTCCCTCCTGTCTGGAACTGCTGTCGTGTCCTGCACTCGCAGGTCTCTCCGGGGTCAAGATTGCTTCCGCAATCCGGGCAAGTGTTGTAATATGCCATTCCTGTTTATTCCTCCTCGAAAATCCAGTCACAAATGCGCTCATGCACTGCCTTGAATACCGAGCAGAATACAAGCATAATTGCAATCCACTCTCCCCCAATTCCTGGATAATGTCTGCTGGCATTTGCCATTGGAATTAAAAATGCTGCTGTAATCGCTGCCGGTGCTGCCGACACGATAAATTCAAATGCGAATATCAGCGTCCAGCCTAATGCTCTCTGCATTTTCGCCTTGCGTCTTTTCTTGCGTCTCGCCTGCGCTCTCGTCATTGTCCTGTGCCTCCTACCTGTAAAATCTGTGGCCGCCATGCTGGAATAACAGTTCAAGGTTCTGGCTGTGCCAACTGCTGTTTTCGCAACTCTCGAAGTACAGCGCACCCTCGCTCTCGTCCCAGCCGTTCATAACCATTTCCAACGCCGCTCTGCAATCTGCGTCCGCCTCTGTCGTGTAGTATCTGCCGCCCTCGCATACCGGGCTGAACTGTTTCGGCTGGAAGATTACCTCCTCGATACTATCCGGGAAGCCCTCACTCCATACACGGTTAAGCACTACGCACATTACCAGTGCTTTTCCCTCCGTGTCCTCTCCCTCCGCCTCGGCCATTGCGATTTGCATTAACATCTGGCTTTCGCCTGCGTCCCAATCCCGGCTCTTGACTAAGCTCTGGTATGTAGGGGTCGGTGACTGCGTGTAGGTGAGTTCGCTCTGGCTGATTTCTACTGTCGGGGCTTCCTCCTGCGTCGATACGATTGTCCGATGTTCCGTGTTCTGCAACTGCATTGTGGCACTGCCTTTGATTGCGTACACCCCGGCGGTAAAGAACACCACTCCGGCTGCTATGCTAACCACCATTGGCGGCACTGTTCGCATTTTCCTCTTGTCCATAACGCTTGATTGAAGCTGCTGCTATTAACTGCCGTTGAGCCTGTACCGCTATGTCTCTCAATATCTGCTCGGCTTCCCCGGCTGTTCTGCAATAATCGTCAGCAATCTTTATCCGGGTGTTGCCTATGGTAAAGTCTCTGACGATATTTGCCTCAACCATTCCGCACCTCCTTTCGGCTATGTAAATATTCCCTGTTTCACGGCTTTTTCGAGAACCGCAAGGGTTTCATCGGCTCTGCGCCGGAACTCTAACAACTGCTCTCTAATGCCCGGAACTGCCAGTTTTTCTTCCCCCGAGAGCTTCCCGTCCTCCATGAGCTTTCCAATCTGCCGTGTAACCTCCTGCATTTCATAAACTGAGTTCTGCAGCCTTATCAATGCTCTTTCTGCTGGCATTTCGGGTATCTCTCTGCAATCCCTACCGAGCGGACACTCATTCGAGCAGTACCACGCTCTCAGCTCCGGCTCGTTATAGGCATCTGCCATGAGAGCTACAACGATGTTCGGTGGCCGGTTGATGTCAAGCTCGTATTTCTTGAGGCTGTCCTCCGTCACTCCGGGGAGGTAATCAATAGCCCCCGCTCTCGTCAAGAGCTTTTCGTTGTACTTTGCTGCCCTCATTCGGGCTTCGTAATACCTGTTTCCGCAGGCTTTTGTTGCCTGTCGTGCCATTTATTTTCGCCTCCTCCCGGTGTAAAATTTTCATAGATTGAAACAAGGGGTTTGACGCTTGCAGCGTCATATATTTGCTCTATCTATGTCTCAGATGTCCCATTTTGGGTCATTCATGGGCAAAAAAATTTATCGCTTTCTTACTGGCGGCATTGTGTTATCGAAAATGTCGTCACCGTAGTAGTTCAAAGCTCGCTTAATGCGGAGTGCCAGTTTCAGCGACGGTTGTTTGTCTCCGCTCTCGACCTGTGAATAGTGGCTACGGCTCATTCCGATAGCGTCGCTTAATGTCTGTTGGGTGTAGCCGTTGGCTTCCCGCAACGCTTTCAGCTTTGCTCTCATGTCTTGCTCCTTTCTCAATCATTTTGCCCCCGTTTGGGTTGCTGTGATTATAGTATAGTTCCTGTTTGGGGCAAAGTCAACAATTTTCCCAGAAATATTCGGTTATTTTTTATATTCTGCCGATTTTCGGGGCAATCACTACACAAAATGGGGCAAACCCGATATAATTAAACTTTGGAGGTGCATTACTATGGCAAAATTCGCAAACCGCCTCATATCCCTGCGTAAAGAACGCAATCTCACGCAAGAGGATATAGCAAAAATAATTTACAAAAAGCGTTCCACCGTCTCCGGGTACGAGACCGAGGGTAAACAACCAGACCTCGATACCGTCTGCCTGCTGGCGAAGTATTTCGGTGTTTCCACCGACTACCTGCTTGGATATACAGACCGTCCCAATCATAGCGAGGACGTGTTTTACAACGATACCGTAAACTTCCAGAAGCATTTCAACAACTTGCCCGCTGAACTGCGTCCGGCTGTCTCAAAATGCTTTGATGATTTCTACCGGCTCCTCAACCGGGATATGCAGTGCGCTCGCCCGGAGCGTATCGCTCTCTACGAGGAACTGCTGCGTACCTTGCAGTCGCTCCGCTCTGAAATCCAAAAGAAGATTGAAGCTACCGGCGGTGCGGTTACAGACCCCGTTGTGCTGTCTGACCTCATGGCCTTGCAGTCCCAGCTCAAAAATGAGATTGCCTCTCTGCTTGACCGGCTCATGCAAGCCGATATGGAAATCGCTTTTAACGTCAAGAACGGCGTAACCGGCGTATTCTCCGGCAAGACGGCAATGTGATTGTTGTTGACTTCCGCCCCTCCGTGTGAGGGGCTTTTCTTTTACCGAGGAGGTGTTTATT